CCGCCTCCGCCGCCTCCGCCGCCTCCGCCGCCTCCGCCGTCTTGTCCAGAGGTCGAGACCTCCTGATTTTGTTCACACTTGACCTCGATACCGGAGTCAACCAGGTGTCCAGCCACTTTCACGTCCTGCACGCACACCTGAAGGTTGAGTGCACAATTGTCCACCGCATTTTCCGGGACGTATCTGTCCGGATCGTCGCAGATTTTAGCCCGACAGTGTTTGCGTTCCTTCAACTGCGTTCTCACCCCTCCCGAGAGAGAGCTCGCGGGTATGTCCTCTATCAAATCGTTGTGCGCTTGGTTCACCACATCGCACCCGGCGTACTCTGCCCAGTTGTCGAGGTCACATCTCCCCTTCTTCGCATGAATGCATCCACACCATTCATCCGCTTTACCCGCGTTCGTGCAGTACTCATCGATCAGTTCTCTGTGCAACGTCGTGCCGAGGTTGGCTTCGGTACAATCATCATCGGTCTTGATGCGATCGCCTCTCGAGCAGTACGCCTTCTGTAAGGTGTTACTGTCGTCGAGATCGGCGCACTTTCCGTCGCCGTGATTTTTGAAGACGTTCTTTTCCAACGCGCAAAACTTTTCTCGCGCACGGGCGTAGGCGTTTCCGTCGTACGTTGAATCTGTTCTGTGTACGTGCGCCATGCGAATACCCGCCGCGTCGTCATCGTTGTAATAGCATCGCCACTTGTCCCCCGCACTCTTCTGCATCTTCGAAGCCGCGCCGTGACACTCACCACCGTTGACATCGAATACGACGTGACCGCTTTTGGTCGCTGGCACTGGGACCTCTTTGATGGAATTGATGCGATTGTCCCATCCATTCGGTACGTCTTTCTCTGTTTTTGTCATGACGATGTAGTCGCCTTGGTAATTGTGATTAACGTGCCCCCTCAATTGTACGTTCTCGCACCCAGAGTGCAATCGCCATGACGTCAAACTATTATACCAATACGTTTGCGAGAGAGACCCCCTCCGACCATTATAACATGGTGCACCATCCCAAGACCAGTTCTTACATTCGTCCCAAGTACAGCTCATTGATTGATGACTCTGACATGGACTGATATATTTTTTTGTCAGTCTACAGTAGGTATGATCAGTGGCGTCCCCCTGGTACTCGCCACCATCATCGCATTACTCTTGTACACCTTCCTCCCAGACACTCGACCTGTGACACCCGACACGATCTGGACGTACTGGCACAGTCCAGTACCCCCGGCGATCGTTCGAAGGTGCATCCTGAACTGGCGAAAGGTTGGCAATGCGAAAGACATTCGCGTGCTTAACGCATTCACGGTACACAAGTACATCTCATGGGGCACGTTGTCCCACTTTTCGTCCATCACGTCGACCGAGGCGCACAAGAGCGATCTCATTCGGTTTTACCTCTTGGACACCTACGGGGGTATGTGGATTGACGCGAGCGTGTTCTGCAATCAATCGCTCGACTGGCTCCCCGACGACGGATTTTTCTGTTTCCGCGCCGATCGATTCAGTAAGGAAGGGTTGGTGTGTCTCGAAAATTTCCTGATCAAGTCACCGAAGGGTCATCCTTTCCTCAAACAGTGGATGGACCAAACCGTCAAGGAGTTCACTAATCCCGAGTACAAGACTGAGAATGAAAAGTACCGAAAAATCATCGGGAAGAATGGAGACTACCTCGTGCCGTACGTGGCGAGCATGAAGCTGGACAAACCTCCCGATCTCGTCATACACAGTGCGGAGGAGGACCCTTACTACGACACCGTGCGCGAGAATTGGGACCCGAAGAAGACGTGTCGCACGATCAGTTACACGACTAAATTGGTGAAACTGTGGAACGCGTCTAGGAAAGAGTGCGCTGCCACGGTCGTGCCGCTGGCTGGCACCGCTTCGTACACACCCAAAGGGATCTACCAAAGGTTCAAACACAAATTCAAACCCGTAGGGGACAAGGGTTCGAACGATCTCGACATGATTTATTGCATCTGCATGCCCAGTCGGGTAAAGTACGCCACCGAACAATTGAAATCGTTCGGGCAAAAGTACAAACTCTTGGACGCGATCAAACCGAATGATCTCACACCGGACGATTACAGAATTCTGTCCCAGACGTTCAGCCCAGTCAACAAACACCTATACAAACAGATGACCAAACTCTGTGTCTGTCTTTCATTCTTCATGTGCTACTACGACGCGTACAAAAATGGGTTCGAGACGATCCTCATCGTCGAGGACGACATCAAGTACCAGGCGTCCATCACACAAATTTTCGAAGCCGTCAGACAGTTCAAGACCACCGAGGGTCAGATTATGTTCCTCGGGTACTGTTGGTCTAACTGCAACCAGCCGTTCACCCAACTCACGGAGCACGTGTGGCGCGCCCCGAAGGATGCCCAACTGTTGTGCAATCACGCCTTGGTGTGTAAACGAGAATTCCTCACTCGATACATGGAACGTGACGGTGTGGTCTATTGGAAACACAGGAACGACCACACCCTGTCCGACTGGCTCAGGGACACTGACACGTTCAAGTGTGTGACGACCAAGGCGTTCATCAATCAAAATCGAGCCGAACTCGGGAGTAACAATGGGAATCACGATACGGGCGGGAAGGCTTGTGATTTTTCTATGGCATAACAGTATGATCGCGCTTCGTGTCGGTGTCGCACTGTTTGTGCTCGCGTTGATTCTCCTTTTGACCCGTCGCCGACGACTGGAGTATCAACCCTATCTCCTGACCCTGGAAAATTCGACGAAAAGGCGCCAAGCGTTCTTTCACCGATACGACCAGCACGGCATTCCGATTGACGTCGTGTATGGGGTCGACACAAAGAAGGTTGAGAACGCGCGCGCGTTCGAGAGTTCGGTAGACAGTCGATACATGAAGAAAGCCGTGGAGATGCACTACAACCACAACACGCCTCGACCGGACATCACGTATTTCAACCTCGGTGCGATCGGAGCGATGCAGGGGCACCTGAGCGTGTTCGAGCGTGCTCGTGCCAGTGGTGTCAAGTATGCCCTGGTGATGGAGGACAACGTGATGGTTAATGACCCGTCGTTTTTCGCCGAGATTCAAAAGGCGATCGATGCACTCAAAGATGATTTTGAACTCGTCTTCTTTCACAGTCTTTCACGGTTCCCAGACCGTGAAGGGCACCTCCCCGGGTACGAAAAGATTCGATGGATCAGTTCTATGAAATGTTACCTTATGCACGTCCCTAATATGGAACGCTACGTTTCAAAGTTTCTTCCACAAGATAACCACATCGATCACAAGGTGGAAGATTTAATTGCCGACGGTGCCCGGGTGTTTTATCGCGACTTGCGACACCTGATTTCTATTAATAGGTCTACATCGTCCACAATAGGACACTCCAAACATGACAACCCGGACTTTTTTTCCCGCCAATTTCCGGACGCCAGTGCGAGCGAACTTTCGGGTGGGTACTAGTGATGGGTCAGGACTCATAGATCTCTACAGACAAAAATATTCCTTCTTTTTTTTCTTCCTCGCCCTTCGAAAGTCAAACGCGTGCCCTTCGAAGGTCGTCACAACGCGACGCACAGCGACGCGACCAACAACGACCACCACCGACGACGACGACGACCATGCCATCTTTTATCCCACCGAAGGATATCCGCAACCTGCGCATCACGCCGCAAGAGAAGACAATCTCGAGCATCATGGCTGAGCACGTGGACAACGAGGACGAGACGAACTTGTTCGTGCTTCCCGACGCCCAGCGCGACCCGACGAAGGGATGGACCACGGTGCAACGCCAGGAGTACATCGAATCCCTTCGGTACAACCTCACGAGTGATCAGAACTGGCTCATCAACCTCGTGAGCGCGACGGACACGTACGAGATGCTCGACGCCGGGCACCGGCTCGAGACCGTGAAGATGTTCGACCGCTCGACGCTTCCAGCACTGGACGGACGCTTCCTCAAGGATATGACCAAAAAGGAGGTTTCATACTGGAGGAACAAAATCACCATCAAGCTGTGCATCTACCACGATCTGACGGATGAACATAAACAAGTGCTCTTCAATAGAAGAAACCAGGGTCTCAGTATGTCTGATGGTGAACACGTCAATTCTCAGATCTTCACCTCACCGTTTATGCAGTACTTAAAGTACAATCTCTTACCGCGCTTTGACGAGCCTCTTGCTCGAATCCAGAGCACCGATCGTGAGAAGGAAATCTTCACGCTTTTCCGATTGGTCAATCGAATCCTGAACCCGGGTCCGGCGAAGAAATCAAACAAAGATCTGATTTCGACCTTTTTGCCGTTGTGTGAGAAAGAGTTGAAAAGCACTGGTTGGACAAAAACGCACAACAAGATTGTCTCATACCTCACGCAGCTCTTCAGACTGTTCGATGGACGCCGCACGTACGTCGAAAACATGGCGGTGAACAAAAAACGCACCGCCGCCGGGGCACCGATCAACGCCAAAAACCTGTACGCCATCACCGAGCTGTTGACCGTTCTCAAATGGTTAATGTACGAGTTCGAAGGTCTCGAGGAATTTATCAACCTGGACACGACACCGCAGAAACTCGTGTTCAAAGAAGGTGTCCAAAAGTTCCTACTCTGCGCATGGAAGGGTCTTGACAAAGCCGACAAGACAGACTGGTGCGAAAAGTGGTCTCACGGCACCGATGCCGGGAGAAACGTCGACCACACCATCAAGAAGACCGCCGCTCTCTATGACTGGCTCGAATGCAATTTCGACGAAATGCTGACCACATTCCGAAAAAGTACAAAACATGCGACGCCTAAAAAACGCATGTCTTTCCGCCTTTAAAGGATTTTTTGTCACTGAACATCAAGATAACGTGTAATGAATAACAACACTCACATGTCGACTCGACCACCTTTCGACCTGAAAGCGATATGCAAGCCGCCCCCTACCGAGACGTTCGTGTACAAGCCGCAGCCGATCTATCGCTTCGACGACTACATCGCGCTCTATGAACGCGTGTGCAAGGAACAAGGGTACGAGTTCGACGCGTCTAAGTTCGACCCGGAGGTGTACAAGTGCGAACCGCCTCCGCCGGTGGTTGAACCGGAAAAGTTTGATTTCGGCGCATTCGGAGACCGGGCGATCGTGCATCTCGACGTGGACGAAGACGACAACATCACGGTCGCCGTCGACACCGTGCTCAACGATCTCTGGTCCAAGTCCTGGGGGATGGGGAAGCAGCCACCGCTCAACGACCTGGTGGTCACATTCAAAAAACTCGGTGCAGACGACAGTTTTTTGAAAAAAATCATCAAGCGACATGACCGAATTCGGTCTGTCTGTAAAAATTTTGATTTGGACAAGGCTTTCAAACCCAAGTCAAAACCGAAGAAGAAAAAGCAAAAACAAAAGGAGGTGGAGGAAGCCCCGAAGGACGACATCGTCGAAGAACGTGAGGAAGAGGAAGAGGAAGAGGATGAGGAAGAATTCGAAGGCATGGACGTCGAGGATAACGAGGAGGACGACGAGTGCCAGGGCGAAGACGACGAAGAATACATAGACACGGAAGAGTAATTTTTCCTGTTGTAATTATAACGATGTTCAGTACCTACGTAATCAACATGGACACCCAGCCCGAGCGGTTCGAGACGCAGCGCGCCTACCTCCGAGAGACCGGAATAGAACCCAAGCGCGTGCACGGGTACAAGTACGATGAAATTTCGGAAGATGAACTCACCCGATTCTTCAAACCTCACGCCAAGGTCGTGATGCCCAAGAGTAACATCGGGTGTTGTTATTCTCACCTCAAGGCACTCGAACATTTCCTCGAAAATGGAATCAGTCCGATCGCACTCATCCTCGAAGACGACGCCTACCCACTCTTCATCGATCGACGATACCTGGAAGATAAAATTAGACACGGGAAGATCGGGTGGGATTTCCTATTTCTTCATTGCGACGGTTTCTGTCCCGAGGGTGGTGGGAAACCCAGTCGTCTGTCCGCGTCCGCGGCGGCGTATTTCGTCACCCGCGACGGCGCGCGAAAGGCGCTCCTTCATAAATACTCTGATCATTTCGATATGGATTCATCGCGCATACCCGGTGTGAAGAAGGTCATAGACGGATTGAATGCGTTTTGGACGGACGAGGACAACACCATGACGACCCAAAAGAGCACCAACAGGAACACCGTGCCGTGTCCCAAAGCGCTCGCGAATATCAAGGGTAACAGGGGTGAGAAGAATCTGTGCCACGCCCTCGGGTACAGGCTTTTTCGTATAGGACCTTTGGTGGTGGACACACTCAACGTCTGCGTTTTGGTGGTGGGTCTGGGACTGCTGGCACTTAAACGGTCTAGCACATGATGACACAATGGAATTCATTCGCAAAAGGTTACAGCTGGGTCATGCCAAGTATGGACACGGGGTCCGTGTCAGAGACAATCCGCGGACGTGGGGCACGGACAAGGACAGTTGGTACGAGATGGCGGAGGAAGAGTTCGCCGATGGGGTCGTGTACATCGTCGCCGATTACATTCGAATTTTTGAAACACCCAACCATGACGGAGACGATAACGACCGCATTCTCCAACTACTCGAGACACCCTCGCTCATGACGAGTGAGCCTCACAGGGGGAAGGTTGAGACGTTGATGAATTTTATTTCTGCGTGAAATGTATAATGGTGAAAAATTTCCTGTCCCCCATCACAGGTCCGACGGAGTCCCTCATCAAGGCGCAGCCCATTCTCTTCACGCTTATCATTCTGTATCAAGGTCTATTCTCGGGCAACGCCATCTCGATACCTAAGAAATTGAAGACCATGTTCGACAACCGACTCTTTAGATACGTATCCCTTCTCGCGATCGCGTTCAGCGCGACGCAAGACATCGAATACGCCGTCGTCTCGACCTTCCTGTTTTTGGCGCTTATGTATGCGTTAAAGACTCCGGAGGAACGCAAAAAGACTGGTTTCGTCTAATATATTGAAATTTAAAAATTCGGTTTTCCCGCCAAAAAAGATTCGGTCATGGTGCGCGTCCGTCACTCTCGCACGCACCATGACCCGGAAGCCCCGGAAGCCCCCGTCGCCGTGGACCATGGAAGAGCACAACGCGTTCTTAGATGGACTCGCCACGTTAGGAAATAAGTGGACGAAGGTGGCGAGGCTATACGTGCCCACGCGCACGCCCGCGCAGGTAGCGTCCCATGCGCAAAAATACCAAGACAGGCGCAAAGAAAAGACGCGCGCCAAGCGCAAGAGCATCTTCGACGTCAGACTCGAGGGAATGGACGAGAGTCCCTGCCCGACACCACCGTCCGTGTCGGTGTCGGACGAGGAGGAGGAGGAGCCAGTGCGCGCGACCAGACCGATGGCTAGACGCCTATCCGACGGACGTCTACGCCTCGCCGCTCCGAAGCCCCCTCCACCCCTGGCATATCCACGGTTCGAGAACCATTGCCACCTACTCCTATATCATTACGCGTTAGCAAATCAAGCAGCTAGATTATGGTGTGTTCCACGCCCCCGATATCCTTTGTATTCTCAGTGATAAGGAAAATATTGTCTCAAGTGCGCCCATCCCCCTAAAATTTTCATACTCGATTAAAGTACCAACATGCTGGCTGCAATTTGGTCTGACGTAGACACACTCTTAAAAACAAATGGAAACAACGAAAAGCCGGCACAACTCACGGTCAAGAATTTTTGTGTGGAATGTCACGGTGTCAAGGTGATATCTCCAGAGGGGTTGCCCACGTGCTCGGTGTGTGGACTCGTCGAGGATTCGTACATCGATCAGAGTCCGGAGTGGACGAGCGGAATCACGGACGACGGACGGGTGTCGGATCCTAGTCGGTGCATCCACCCGAACGCGAACCCTGATTTGTTCAGTGCTTCGTGGGGCAAGTCGACGGTGATGTCGACGACGGCGAAGAAGGTGTCGAGATACGAGAACCGCCGACTGTCTCGGATCAACTTACACATGAGCATGAATCACAAGGATAGAACGCTGTACCACGCGTACAGAGAGATTGACGAGGCGTGTCACCTGCACCTGCCCGACAATATTTTGACGGACGCGAAGCGGTTCTATAAATTTTTCACCGGCGAAAAACTGACGAGGGGGGGCGTGCGGAAGGGTGTGAAAGCCAACTGTGTGTTGTTGAGCTGTAAGCATCACTCGTTCCCGAGGAGCGCGGAGGAAATCGCGAAAATGTTTCACATCGACCTCAAAGACGTGACGCGGACGGCACAGTTGGTGCGAGACGTCTTGCGAGGGAACGTCGGTGCGGAAAATCAACAGCCGACATCGTCGGCGACCAAGCCGCGAGATCTCATGCAACGACTGCTGAACAATTTTGAACCTACCAAGGAACAACGTTTCGCGTGTAACAAGTTATGTACGGAGGTCGAGGACTGTGTGGAATTGATGTCGAAGACACCGAAGAGCGTGGCGTCGACGTGCATATACATGGTGATGAGCGAGCACGTGTCCAAGGCGAAGGTGTGTGACTTGTGCGGTCTCAGCGTTCCGACCCTCAACAAGATCGAGACAATAATGAAAACCCACTTAGAGTCGAAGATGTAATTACAATAAACCATGTCGTCCGAAGAAATCATCAAACTTTTCGTCAGTACCCCTTGCTATGGTGGACAATGCCTCGACAAATATTTCACGTCCATGATTCGGTTACAGATCCTTCTCATGAAGAAGGGGATCCAAATGTACCTGGACACCACCGAGAACGAATCCCTAGTTCAGAGGGCTCGCCAAGTCGCGCTCGCCAGGTTTTATCAAAAGACGGACGCGACGCATTTTCTATTTATTGATGCTGATATCGAGTTCGACCCGCAATCGGTCATCTCTCTCATCGAGGGAGGACATCCGGTTTCCTGTGGCGTATATCCGAAGAAAGTCATCATGTGGGACCAGTTGGAAAAAGCTGTGAAGGAAGACGATAATCGATCGCCCATCATGTTGAGTTCATCCTTGGTGATAAATTTCGGAGCGTCCAGTCGTCCGGTACAGAACGGATTCGTCGAGGTGCTCGACGCCGCCACGGGGTTCCTTTTGATCAAGCGAGACGTCGTCACGCAAATGCACGACGCTTACCCGTCTCTGCAGTGTGTAAATGACCATCAGAATGCCGACTTTAAAAACTACTACGCCCTGTTCGACTGTATGATCGACCCAGACTCAAAGCGTTACCTGAGCGAGGATTACTCATTCTCCAGAAGATGGCAAAAGATAGGTGGAAAGGTGTACGCCCACGTGCACACGACGCTCGGACACGTTGGAAATTTACCTTTTGTCGCGAATATGGATGATCGACTTAAAAGCGTAACCGTAGCATGATGTAAATGAAGTTCACCACCATCATCGTCACCAGAAATTCTGCCGCGCATGTGAAGACCCTTCACACCGTGATGAAATTGAACATTCGAACGATTCGCGCGGGGATACAGAACGAATTATGTTTCGTCAACGACGACCCGTTCGAAATCGCGGAGGTGATTCAGGACCGCATGAAGACGTGCGACCGCATATGCATGATTCATTACGGTGTGCACGTCGATGAGGCGACGATCGAATACTTTTGTAAGGATCGCGCGCTCGAGGGTATCGGTGTCCTCGTCTTCCCGGCAGCAAAGTCCACCATCAACTGGGATCAATTCTCGAAGGTGACCAAGGAAAACACGACCGAATCGATCCATCAGCGCGCGCTCGAATTCGACACAGACGTTCGACAAAAAATGTCACCCAGTCTTTGGACGATCAACAGCACCGAAGCGAAGACGTGGGTCATGAACTGTAAAAACGTCCGGAAGAAAACTGACAGGATTTTCGCGGGAAAGCCCGGGCGGATGTTTGAAAAATTGAGAGAACAGGGGGTCAAGGTTGTCGCATACACAGCCGCCACGGTGACTATGACTTTCGCCCACGAGTGTGTTTCAAATATTTTACAAAGTTCGGGTGTCCGAACGACCCCATTAGAGACATGACGCCATTGTAAGACACATGATCGTTCCACGCGATTCCCCCGTGCACGCGCACATCGTCTCCTTCGTGTCGTGGGTGTTCGGAAGCAACCCCGATAGGTTCCCCGGATGCCAGCCCATCAGCATCGAGCGACGACACTTTCGCACGCTGACGTCGACCGATTACGTCGTCACCGAGAAGACCGACGGACTCAGACAGTTCGTGGTCGCTTTGAAACTCGGTCAGCAGCGAAAGGTCTTCATGGTCAACCGTTCGTACGACATCGTTGAGGTTCCCCTTCGACTCGGACCCAAGGCGTACGACGGCACGATCCTAGACGCCGAATTACTGGGGTCAAACCTCTACGTGTTCGACGCGATATACATGAATGGCACGGCGTGTGGACACCTCGACTTTCTGGGCAGACTCGAACGAATGGAAGAATTCATGACCCAAGTGATATCGATGACGAACGACGAGTACAAAATCCGACTGAAACAGTTTCACGCGTTTGTGGAATTCGAGCGATTTGCGGACGAGTACTTGCCGTCCCTGTCCGGGGTGGACGTGGACGGTGTGATATTCATTCCAGTCCGAGAACACGTGAAGATGGGCACCCACGAGACCATGTTTAAATACAAAAAATTGGAGAAGAATACGATCGATTTCAAATTGGAGTGGGATATAACGCGAAGGGTTTGGAGAATGTACTTGCAGGACAAGGGGAAACCCGTGTACGAGTTGGACACGCCGGTGAGCGAGCCGTGGTTTAGGAGTGGGATGGTTGTGGAGTGCGCGCACGACCCCGAGCGAGACGCGTGGATTCCACAGTTTGAACGCACCGATAAGAATTACCCGAACAATAGACGGACGTACTATCGAACGCTCGTAAACATCAAAGAGAACCTTCAGTTGGAGGACTTTAAAGACTTAGCTCGATCGATATTGTAAGGATGACTCGCGGTTTGATAAATACCGGCAACACTTGTTGGTTCAACACGTCCCTCCAAGTGCTGTTGCACGTCGCGCCTCTGACGGATCATTTCATTCGAGTCGGGTACGAGGGTGACTGTGCGTTCACGATTCTGTACTCGAAATTCGTCCGAGGGTACTGGGATGATAATAACTACCCGATAGATCCCGTCATCCTCTTGCGTGCGTTCATGGACAAATACCCGAGGTTCAAACCAGGGCGTCAACACGACGTCCAAGAGGCGGTCTTGTGTGTCATAGACATTCTCGAGCGAAGCATCCCGAGCATCAAGCACTGGTTCTACGGTGTGAAGAGACAGGAGACCGTGTTCCCGGGAGGTCGATCGGACCAAGATGAAAAGTTCGGCGTGCACATTCTCAGCGACGATGGATCGAAAAACATGAAGAAGATGCTCGCGAAGACTGTCGAGTGGACGATATTGGACGATTACGACGGGCACAGAGTCGCGTCGACGCGTTCAGTGTTTACGAAAATGCCGAAGATATTCATGGTGTCGTTCGACAAGAAGAGCCAGGTGAAACCAGTGTCGACCATACAGATCGGTGGACTCATCTACACGCTCGTCGCGTCCGCCATACACGGTGGTGTGCAGTGGGGTGGACATTACGCCGCGATGGTTCGTGACTCGAACGATGTGTGGTCATTGGTCAATGACGAGTCAGTGTCTCGGACAGAACCAGAGATGGACGGACATTACCTGATGATCTACTTAAACACCACGTGACATGTGATTTTAGAAACATGGACATCCAAGCGATCGTCGATGCCACGCATGACGTTTTCGAACAATACAAAGCTGCCCCCCACATCGAGGTCGAGGTACGACTCGGGCGAAAAAATGGAACGTTCTTCGACACGAACGTCGGCGCCGATACCTTCAACACTCTCATGGCGGGGCTTCGTCAGTACGACGGATGGGAGTCCCAACGAGCGTCGACGACGGATGTCTATTACAACGACGAATATGGTATTCGAATCAGCGTCGACGGCGAGACCGCTCGACAGTTGATGGTACAGAAAGCGCCCGTGATGAAGGAAGATTTCGTGCACGGGGGGGCACCACTGGACGTGCGCGTGGCGATAAGCACGGAGACGCCCGTCATAGGACAGTACGAGATGAACAGGAAAAAGATCAAACAGCGCGTCTCGTTTGTGCGCAAAGGGTTGTCTATCGACATGACGATCACGAGGGGCGACGCCTCCGACCCCGACGCCGAGGAGGACGTGAGTTACCAGGTAGAATTAGAGATCGTCAACCCATCGAGCGTGGAGTGCGTCGAAGAGTTTTACAATCACCTCTGGAAGGTGAACGACTTGATGAAGCTCCTCTAAAAAATAAAATTTGTAATAGTATGCTGGCTCTGATATTCATCGCCATCGCACTGTTCCTCGCCCTCGAGAACAAAGACCAAGCTCCAGCGAATCCCGAACAGGCTATGCAACAAGACCATATCACACCCGAACGCATTCGCCGGTTCAAACAACTCGACACGGAATTTCGCCGTCTCGAGATGGAGAGTGACGTGACAAAGGTCTCGCAACTGTCTCGCGCGCTCGCGGTGTCGCAGATGATCAAAGAGGAGTTCCCAGAGTATGACTGGGGACATCACACCAGGATCCTCACTCGCATCGCCGAGCCTATGAAAAACTAAACATGTGGTCGTGCGTCAATGCGCCGATGATGTAGGTGATTTTGTCCTTGTACACTCTCGCTTCCATGGAACCATAATTTTCCAACACAAACATTATGAGTCCGTGATCGTCCGAGGTTCGGTGTTCCTCAAACCACGCCCGTGGGTCGTCGCACGTGTAAAAATCAGGGGTGAACATGTAAGTTCGCTCCAGTTTTGACATCACCTTACCGTCTCGTCTGTGTCTTCCCCACTCGATGTAGTCGCACGCGGTTTCTATGAGACACTCCACTAATTTGTCGTGTACGGAGCGTTTCCATACTGTTTGATTTTCGTCGACTACGAGTGGTCGTCCACGGAATTCGAGTTCTTTCAGTCTAAACAAAACATGTCTTCGTGTGTATTTGAACATTAATAATCCTAGAGCTTTTTTATTCCAAACTTATCACTTGCAGTGCTGTAGTGTTTCCTTGCACGAGCAGATTCGATTTTTCTGGTCCACATTCGAACGTCACTAAAATAAGATCACCGTCGAGATCCAATTTACCAACGCTTCTTTCATTGTCGGTCAATTCCATGAGATCTTTGTAACCCCCTTGTCTCAATAGTTTTACCAATGCACCAAGACTTTTCACATCATACACCGTCCCACAGATATTTGCATCTCCGGCGACAGTGAGTGTTCCAGTTAAGATGTAATTCGTCATCTGGTATATGTGACTTTTTTATATTCACACACCTGCCACGATGGACTCGAGTAAGACCTCCTGCGTGTACCTGGCTCGACGAGCGTTCTTCAAGACGTTGACTAAATATTTCTTGAGCGCGTCCGCGATCGTCTTCTTCGGCTGTCCGTACGCGTTGAGGTGATCACCCTTCAGAAAAGACATCGCCTTGATGACGTTCTTCACGTCTCTGGGTAAGTCCTTTCGAGCGCGTTTGCCGAACGAATTCATCCACGTCTTGCCGAACATCGAGATGAGATCGTTCCGAACGCCCTTCGCCGTGAGATCGGGTCGCGCCGGTACCCGACGATTTGATACTACCGCACCACCATTCTTAGGGACCGCGCGTTGGATCGCCTTGCACAACTCTTCCTTTTTCATCTTCTCGTGCATGATTCCCAAACTCTTCGCCACCGCCACGAGTTCACCCTTCTTGACGTGTTTGGACGTACACTTTCTCGAGCCGACGTGAAGGACAGAGCCCACCCAGGATACGGTCGGGGCGTTGACCACGATCGCCCGCTTCGTCGGGCGCTTGGGTGACACGAACGGTTTGTTCGACGCTTGAATGACACCGTCTTTGAACATCTGGTACACGACCACGTTCGCCGCGGCGTACCCGCGCTTCACCGCTTCGAGTGATTTTGAACCAGTCAGCGTGACGCTCCCTCCCGGGTACAGTTGCACGGTGTGTTCTCTGATTTTGAACTGAATGAAATACTGCTTCATCTCCGGTTCGTAACTCAACGCATTCTTTCGGGCGTTGTGGAGGTATCGCAACCCGGCGCTAGGGTTGAACGTCCCATTGTGTCTCCACTGCGCATTCACGCTCCTAAGTACTAACCGAGACAAGAGCACCTTTCGTCTCGGGAGATAGTTGTACATCACCCAATCTCGAACCTTCGAGAGCACGCCGACGTCGTCTTTGGGTACCGCGGCGGTGATTCGCACGCTACCGGTTTTGTACGCGTAGACGTCCACCGTGTACGTTTTTGACTTTTCGTCCGCGAGTTCTACGCGGAAGCGAACGGTGGAGATGTCCGCTTCGCTCGCGTTCCCGGCTATCTTCGAGATCCCAGCCTCGTGCTTCGCGAGCGTCTGCATCCCTCGCATCGCGTACGTCGTCTGCATTCGAACGCGGTAGCGCCTTTGTCCATGGACGATCGGTTCAAACGTGAGTTTCGGTTTCTTGACCAACGCCGAGCGCAGTCTCAAGTTCGCGCCCTCGCTCCTCGAACTCATATTCACCAGCTTGTATTCGAACGGTGTGATGGACAGTTTCCCCGTGACGGTCTTCGGACGCGGCGGCGTCACGGGTGCCCTTCGCACATTCTTCTGTGGTGTTTTGAATGGGGAAGGGACGACCCGAGGTGACCTGAGGCGACACGTTGGTGACAGGCTCATAGCGCGCACGGGACGCGCGGCTTGTCGAGGAGGAGTGTTCATCGTCTTCGCGTTGGTCCGCACGGGGGGTGGTCGCGCTTTGTTGTCCCTGACGACCTTGACGCCGGAGGCTTTTATGAAATTTTGAATATCACTTTTCATAAGTTATATTTACATGAGGTTTTAATTTTGTAACTCGATTGTGAGCCCGTATATAAATGGTTCGTTCTTGTAGTGGTTCCCTTGCCACACCATGGTCGCATTGTTGACGGTGAGATCGCGCGCATTGAACGCACCGGCGTACGCATCTGGGTTGAACTTAGGGTTTCCGAGATTATTAAGCGTGCAGTGATTTTTATACTGCATCACGAACACCTTTTGTGGCACACACATGTCCTTCCCGTATACAACCTCCGGTTGTTCCAAATAATTGGTCAGTGACGACACGTTCATAGCCACTTGCTTCTGCACGCGCTTAAAGTATGGAGGTGTCACGTTCCAGATATCCTTCCCGCTAAACTTTTGACTATAATCCATGTACGCCAACACACACTTGTACAGGATCGCTGGCAGCTCGTCGTGTAATTTTCGATCCAAGTGTGGATCCACGACGTCGTCCTTGACCATCTTGCCGAAATTCCACGTCAACATGCGCCGAAGGATCGACCCACTATTGTCCTTGTAACCGGGAACCTCATTCCCAGCCAGGATGCCCGGCGTCTTCCACGTCATATTCATCGGCGCCTTGTTCTTCACCGCACACGACACGTCCTCCCCGGACACCAAAGATTGAAATTCCGTTTGTTCCAACTGTAACTCACCAGAAATTTCCGGTGAGATGAACATGAATCCGTTTGCGATACTCGACAGACCAAACTTTCGCTCGATGTTGTTCGACAGCGTTCGAACGTCCTCGCTGTCGTAAAACTTGCGGAAAATTTTGGTGATCAGGGTACTCTTACCAGACCTCGCGACACCCTTCAGGTATGGGATGATTTGCCATGAATCCAGGTCGTTCACGTCGAACAGCAAACGACCGCCCATACAATACATCCATCGACACGACTGTTCGTCGAACCCTTGGTAATCCATGATGTTTTGCATGTGTGGAGTCGGCACATCCGTGTACCAATCCAAGACGTTATATTCTTCGAAATACTGATCGAAGAATTTAGCGGCGACGACGGTCGGATCCAACGCCATGTATTCCTTTGACTCGTACGGGTAGAATCGACACCCGTACTCACCCTTGGTCGGGATCCACTCCTTCGCATTGAAGAGTCCGTTCTTGAACGAAAACACGTGACGATTCTTGTGCACCTCCGGAAATTGATGGTCTACGCAATTGGTCAGGTGATTGATGACATCCTTGAAGCCCGACCCTTTGCTTGTTAAATCCTTCCACATCTCATAATTGTCCTCCTTGGACGCCACGTGATACACGAATTCTTGAATAGTGAACACGGGCATCCACGCCCGCGTCGGCTTCCCCTCGGAAAGACGTTGCACACACACGTTGTCTTTGTAGCGACGCATTCCCTTCTCGTACAGTTTCGCCAAACACCCGACGATCGCCCTCTGGTAGGGGGACATCTCCTTGAGCGACGATTCCAACATGGGCATGGGGGTGCCGTCGAAATACTCTGGATCTATGTCAAACTTGAGCGGACTCTCGCGCGGTTGCGTAATGCGCTGCGCGTGCATCACGTGAAGACGAACGTTCTTGAACGCGTCGTTCACCTGTTTCATCAATCGCGTGTGTCGCTCTCCCACCTCTAAATCGTCGTCTGGGAGCCTGTACTCCGCCATGTCCAAAGCCTTGATCCTCGCCCCCACGCTCTTGAGAATGCGAATCTCCCTCGATCGCTTCTCGTCCACCGTGGTGATGACCGCGTGTCTCGGGAACCCATTGGTCAACTCTGAGTGATCGAAGAATTGTTCGTACCCGAGTCGGCACGCGTAGTGTATGTCGGCACGCTCTCGCGTCAGCCACCACTTGTGCTCCAGCCATGCCACGTACCGAAGGAGTGTTTCTGCGTCAAGGGTCTGAATCCTCGTATAATATGTTTCCATTTCAGACTCTTCACGATCTGCGTCCTTGTCGACGAAATGCATCTTGCCTTCATCCGCCGTTGTCATGTTGATCTTACCTGACATTATTATTATCTCTCTAAGAGAGCTTGGACAAAATCTTAATCAAAATCTTGTTTTGCATGTCCATCGCCTGAGCGATGGCGCAGAGCGCGGAGCACACCGTGTCGCCGTCCGGGGTCATCAAAGCGCTACCGAGAAGATCGGTGACGTCCGGGAGGTCGTCGTCGTCGTCGTACACCATCTCCAGTTCTTCATCGGAGACGTCCGAGCCAGAGCCGTCCTCCTCGGAGAGTTCGTCGTCATCAACCAGAATGTCTTCTTCCACAATTTCACCTTCTTCAATTTCACGCTCTTGCTGGTTAGACATTTACTGTGTACATAGAAAAGAAGACTGTCCGGTTGACGCGGAGTCCTGATGATGTTCACCCTGAGACAATATGAGGTGGTGCGTAGCCTACGCAGCATACGACAGGTGATGCACAAAATCACAAAGGACGCGATGGGTACGCTCTACGCATACGGCACCATGATCGGAGCGAGCGTGAAGCCCGGTGCGGGGTCGTCGAGGTCCGGTCGACGGTACGAAAAGATGTGTTACGAGAACATCAGACATGACATCTGTGAGCTGGGTGGACACAGTGGCAAAGAGAACGACATTCGGTGCACGTACGGGGACATCGAAATCAAAGCCAGGAGCAGTGCACCGGACTGGGGTCAGCAAAAATTCAAGTACTGTCCCGAAAAACGTCGGTGGATTGGGGAGTTCCTTGAACGCGTCACGGACAACACTAGAGTGCGCATTCCGAAGCTTCCATCCAACCTCACCGACTCAAAACTCAGAGACTTGAAAGAACCGGAGGACTCCCCCTACAAAGATCAATACATGAAAGTCGACGACAACGCCATTCAAAGCTATTACCGCAACAAGGGTAACGCGTACATTCAAATTTGTGGGTATGGGCTCTATCACCTGGGCGAAGACCCGGGTGGGTTGGGTGTGCCGGAGTTTCGAGTTCGACAGCAAATGCGCGTCCGAATCAAGCACCACACCGCGACTAATTTCTCCGTCACGGGTGCGTTCCAGCCGATGCCCGGGGCGATGGATGACCTGGCGCCGAGTCCATACTCGTTGGATGACCCGGACAAAGTACCAAATAGGCTTAAAGATGTGTCGTTATGAATCAACATGAAATCGCCCCTGCGATATCCAGGTGGGAAAACACGAGCGTGCAAGACCCTACTGGACATCGTCGAAGACAAACAGCTCGACACATCCGAGGTCCTGTCGCCCTTCACGGGTGGTGGGTCGTTCGAGTTTCACCTCCGCGATACCCGACAGAGTCGCTTGATACTCAATGACAAGTTTCGACCTCTGGCGAGTTTTTGGCGCGCGTGCAAACACGACAGGGATCAGCTGTGCGACGCACTCCAGCGAATTCACGACACGGGCGTGTCCAAGGATGATTTCAAACGCATGCGAGAGGGCATAGACGAAGAGCCCGGTGTGGACCAGGCGGTGAAATATTTCGTCATCAATCGGTGCTCCTTCAGCGGCGCCACGCTGTCGGGTGGATTCTCGGAGGAATCGTCCAAGAAACGATTCACGAAATCGTCCATCGATCGCGTGCGAGGGGTTGACCTGTCCGACGTCGACGTCCATAACGAGGATTTCACAACCTTCCTCGCGACGCACGGGAAGGGGAGGAAAGGATTCGTGTTCGTCGATCCACCCTACTACCTCGAAAATTCGAGATTGTATGGGAACAATGGGGACTTACACGAAAACTTTGATCACGAGGGGTTGCGCAAAGCGCTGGGTAGTGTCGAACGCGACTGGGTGTTGACGTACAACGACGCGCCGTACATTCGGGAGCTGTACAGAGACTACGAGATCATCGACGTGTCGTGGAGTTACGGCATGAATTCAAGCAAGGCATCGTCGGAGATCGTCATAATATGTACGGGTGGCGCTCGCGCTCCTCCTTCGTGCGAAGGAGTTGAATGAGCCCCAAGAACACGAACGAGAGGAACACGGCGTTCTCTACGTCCGGGCTCGCGAGGAAACTCACCATGAAGAGCAAAAAGATTTTCACCGGAACCGTCCGCATGATCTGTTGGAGTCGCTTCGGGGACTCGGTGATCGTGGACGTTTTCGAAAGCAGGAGGGACAGGATGCCCAACACCAAGGGGCGACGGAACCCCTTCTCCGCGTTCGGGAAATAATTGATGTTCGCGCCCGCCACACCGCGCATTCTGAGGATACCAGTGACACCGACCACGACGAGAGCGACGGGTAAAGCTAGATCCTTCATTGATTATAATATTACCCGAGAGATTGTTTCACGATCAGCGGCAGCACGACGGAGATGAGACCCTTCGTCCTGTTACTCGCCGTGCCCTTGCGTTCGGTCATGACTTTGAACACCGTTCTCGCCACCACTGGGAACATCAATTCGAGGATTTTGAAGATGAAGGACAGCAGTCTCCACGACGTCGCTCGGGAAGCGCCCTCCCACGGAAGCACGGACACGAGCGATAACACCACCATACCCAAATAGTTCAACATGATGCCCGCCAGCGAACGCTTGTGAACGTTGCCGGGTATGGTCGCCAACACGGATTCGTAAATCAACTGTGATTCCGTCGGGCTCGCACTGAACGCGCTCATCATTCGAGCGAAGACCGCACCGCGAGCTCCATTGTCCGACCGCGCCACCGCTCGCGCGAACGGAGTCTTGCTCATCTCATCCAGAATCATGTCCGCCGCGCGCGGGTTCTGGTACAGTGCCACCACCTGGAACAGACTCGTCACGGTGACGACCGCCTTGACGAATTTTCCCGACGCGATGAATCCCTTGATCCTGGTCGCGAGCGCCACCGCCGATCGCTTGAGTTTCGGCGTCGAGGCGATGTCGTTGACCAACGCCGTCTTGAACTTGTGATTGATCGCATTCTTCGCATTGTTTCGCAAGTTGAACGGCACATTGTTCGCGTTGTAGAACGCATTGTTTAGGGCGTTCTCGTCTTTGTAATTGTCACGTTGTACCACCGTCCGCTTCGCGGAGGCGTTGATCTTCCGCGCATTCACCTTCGCCCTCTTCATCGCGCTGTCGCTGTCACTGTTATAGTTCCGATCGCGCTTCTTGGTGATTCGTTCGCGGCGCTTCTTGGCGATTTGTCTTTGCAATACGTCCCAACGAACCTTCACGCTCTTACCGTCCGCGCGCACGGTCTCCGTCTTCAAGCCGAGTTTGCGGGCTTCCTGACGAATCTTTTCTTTGTTCGCGTTCAGCATTATAATTGATAAAGATAAAAATCGATATGTGCCCATGTGGAGGTTGGTCCAGCACCCCGATAAGTCGCTATGCGTGGGTCAAATTGACATAGAAAGGGCGACTCTCGTGGAATTGCACGCGCGACGGCAACCAATGCGAGAACCACTGCCCACGGCACACCTGTGGATATGGTCCGGGCTCGAACTCGCACTGGGACTGTGGACGCATTCTGTGTTGATGTTTTTCAATTGCGTGACGGGGATAATCACGAATTCGTTCGTGCAGTGGGGACGGTACCCCCAGTCGATTGTCGCGATGGTCTTTCACGGAATGTTCATGTGCTCGTACATTCCGTTTATAGCCAAGATGGATTTGATCCCAGAGCTCGTCTTGATAGTCTCGCACTGCGTAATCTACGTCGTGCACATTGTAGTAACAATTTTATGATTTTTAGAAATCAGAAAATTGAGGTAGTTATTGTTTTATAGTCATACCCGATTAGTTAGAGAAGGCAAGACCACCCATACCGGATTGGATGCGGAGGATGTTGTAGTTAGTCGCGAAGAGGTGCATCGTCGTGGAGGAACCCGTGTTCGCCTTAAGCGTAACGGCAACTTGGGCGTTGTCGATGCGGCTGAAGTTACAGGTACCCGTCGGTTGGTGAGACTCCGGTTCGAGGGCAAAGGAGTAACTATACACACCCGGATACGGGGTACCGGAGTGGTGCACGAACGGTTGCACTTGGTTGAAATAGCGACCCGGTTGTTCAGCAGCCCGGTCTTGTCCGTTAAGAACAAGTTTCCAGGTCGAAAGCGGACCGACCGATCGGGTGGAACCGGCAGCGCCATCTTCGACCCATTGGCAGGCAGAACCGTCCGTACCGACCTTGTAGAGCGGGGCACCCGTACCTTGGGTAATCGGGACGAAGCAGTTAGAGTCCGCGAGCGCAGTCGGGTTGGACTCGAGGATAACGTCCGTGGCAGCGACGTTGGACGCAAAGTTCCACAAGCCGCGGTCCGCCGCACTGGAACTACCGAAGCACCAGACGAGCTCCTTGACCGGGTGATTCAAGGACAAGCGCACCTGTTTGGTGGCACCGGTATCGACGGTGTCGGTACCCGTGTGCTGCACTTGCTCAATGAGGTATTCGTGCGCCTTTTGGGAGAATCGGCGACGCTCCTCGGTGTCAAGGAAAATGTAGTTACCCCAAACCTTGAACGTGGAACCATCAGTGTACGTGTCGAATTCGCTTGACAAATCAAAGTCGAGACGAATTTCATGATACTGCAATGCGATCAACGGCAACGCGAGACCCGGGTTGCGGTTAAAGAAGAAAATGAGCGGCAAGTAGACGGTGGCATCGTGGAAACCAGTCGTCATCTTAGCGTAGTTAGCCTTCTTGGCTTCATCCAAGTAAAGCTCGGAGTACAAACGCCACCACTTTTGGTAGTGCTTGTCAATTTTTTGCCCCCCGACGGACAGCTCACAGGAGGAAACGGCACGTTCCGCCAACCAGCACGCAGAGTTGCCTTCAGTGTCAGTGGAGAGACCGGACGACTTAGCCTTGAGCTCGACAAACATGTCGGCGAGCAAATCAGCGTTACGCGCGACCGTGACGGACACACGGGAGGACGCGGACGGGCTGCCGTTGACAGTTTGTTGGATCGTTTCCATCGCGAAGTTAGTGTGACGCTTGTACACCGCTTGGAAGAAAGTCACTTTCGGAGACGAAGTGAGGAAAACGTCTTGGGCGCCGTAAGCCACCAATTGCATGAGACCACCAGCCATGGTTGTAGTTGTTGTACTTATAGCCAAGATTTTTTTTTCGGGTAAACGCGTGTTAATGAAATTTGAATTCCCCTGGTGGTGGGCACCCCGCGCACGCGCCACTTGACGACGCCATGGCGGTGGAAACTCGCGCGTCGAAGAAGCGCGCTCAGCACCCTGGGAAAGATCAACCAATTCGGAAGGTTGTGAAGGAACCGTCTGAGTTGGATGTGCTCCGTCTGGAGTACGCAGCCCTGAGAGAACAGAACGCATGGCTGTTTCGAAGGCTTGAGTATGTTGAACGCGAGAATGAGATATTACATGGACTGCGAAGAAGACCTAGGCTAAATCCTCGAGGGCGCAGCATCGACTTTTGAACGACAGTTCGCCGTTCTCCTTGTCATACGCCTCGATCTTCGTCAACGCCTTGGCACCGCACGACACGTCGAGGAGATCGATCGCTTCGTAGATGTCTTGGCTGGTGCGATTAGCGCGTCCATGGCTATATGTTTGACCGTCAGCGCAACTCTGCCTGATAACGGGGCGGTTGTGACACTTGTAAACCAAACGCATGTTATCTTCGCCCACCTTTTCGAAGCGGTAACTGTTGATCCCCTTGTTTTTGCAGTCGATGTTCATGAGTTTATAGTACTTTTGCCGATCAGTGGTGCTCGTGTCTCGAATGTTCACGACCGGACCCTTCTTCTCCTGGAGTTTTTGATCCTGTCCATCAGTGATGTTGTTTGTGCACGAGCCCTCTGGGTACCAGTGCCTGTTCGGACGCCACTGGTTTCCGTCATGGTAGTGATGTCTGTTCGCTGAGCGATACATATTCATCACCCCATCGCTTCCACACGCGACACCGGTGTTACTCATTCCACCCCACGGACGATCACTCGACCACCCGTCTTCTCTTTTCCAGTTGTTGTGAGGCCACCCGCCGTGCGCCACGTACAGCTTTCTGGGGATATCCCATTTCTTGAACAGATAGTTCTCGATCTTGAAGATATCGTCCTCGGATAGCACGCGGTTGAAGAACAACATCTCGCCGATGTTCCAGATCGACTTTTCCCCGTGTCCACCCCAGTTGAGTCTCTCCGCCTCTCCCATGTTGACGGTCATCTGGGAGGTGATGACCTCTCGACCGCCCGAGTGTCCCGAGCGAGCCATGCCGTCCGTTCGGAACTTTCGCTTTTGGTCCACCTGAACCAAGAACTTTGACGGTTCATCGGGTCCAATTCCATAAAAGTGTTGCATATAGTTATCCTCGTTCCACCAGTGCGCGATCGCACCCGAGCCATTGCGATGTGCCATGCCGATGTGCTGGTTGTGGAATCCTGACAAGTTGTTGCCGTCGATGCCATCGAAAATTCGATGCTGATCGGCTTTGTTCGTGGACCCGTAGCGAGCCACGTGAATAAACGTGTATTTCTTGCCACGCGTGAGACATTCCTGGGGAATTCGGAAACCATCTTCCTTCCCACCGTACACATATTTCTCCGTCGCGAGGTCGTCGGCGTCGAAGACGAGCGGGGTACCCTTCACATCGGTGATGTCGTTGCCCGCGCTCGAAAGATCCTTCCAGATGTTCTGGTCCTCGTCCCATGAGTCGCCTGTGTAATGTCCGACGAGACCATCGACATCCGCCGGATCGATCATCGGGTCCTCATCTGTCACCTCGACCGCAACCGCGGCGGTATCATCTTGGTCGTCCATCACTGATGCGGCTTCTGCTGCTGCACCACCAGCCTCTTCGGCGGCGCCGGCGACGCCACTCGCGAGTTGGTCTGGGTCCGTCACCTCGTCCGTCGAAATACTGGGCGCCGGTGCCGGTGCCGGCGATCCCATCTCGCCCATCATCAAGATGGCGACCACCACCATGATAATCACGACGACGAGACCCCCGATCAAAGCGGCACTCATTTTCTGTTAACACCATGCAATATTTTATTTGTCCTCCATCGGACAACACGTGGATGACCAACCCCACTTGTTATCAATCTTTTCAAACCCAAGTTTATTGGTGACCGTGCCCGGATTGCACGCCGCTTGGACCGCGTGCACACTGTCTGCCATCCCGACAGTTTCTGTGCCGCCATGCCGCATTTCCCTGTGTACCTTTTGACACGCCTGTGTCGCCAGTTTGTCAGCGGAGCATTGATAATTCACACGGATTTGCGAACCGTCCGGGTTGAGTTCGAACTCCCAGTTTTGAAGACCGTTTTTACCACAATCGATTTGCATAGCCTTCTGTATACGCGCCTGCCAGGAGCCGGCACTGTCAGCGGTATTCGTCCACTGGGTTTTCTTCTTCGCCCCTGGACCACTGGCGGCATTCTGAATGCATCCGCCATCGCTGCCCCAGTTGCCGTTCAGTTCCCATGCCCCCGAATTATTGTTGTAGTAGTGATGCGAGACAAAACGTGAATTATCGTTAATAGCCTTGTCACCACAAATGACACCGAAACGATTCAGCGACTTTAACATGTCTTGATTGGTGTAACCGTCCTTGTACCACCTCGACCAAACGCTGTTATGGCTCCAGACGGGGACGAGTTGGCGTCGCATAATTTTCCATTTCTTGTGCAGCATGAGTTCAACCTTTTCGAGTTCGTCAACGTCAAGTTCACGATCATAAAAGATACACTCCCCGACGGACCAGTTGGACGCCTGACCCCATCCGACGCCCATACCATCGTTGATAGTCATTTGACTCGTGCGTTGTTCGCCGAGAGTAGTGTTACCCGTCTTCAGTGCGCCGTTGATCCACATCTTACTTTTCTGGTCGGAGTGTAACAGCCATTTGGGGTTTCCTTCAGTGTCCACGAAGTGATGGGCGCACTCCCAGTGCCCGATCCATCCGTTGCCCCAACGGTGACCGGTACCGACGACGCCTGTACACGGTGTGTAGCCGTGGAATCCTACCAAATAATTAGCATCGATGCCGTCGAAAATGCGATGATTGTCGTCGGCGTTTGCTAAACTCGTATACCTTGCCACCGAAATAAAGGTGTGCTTCTTTTGTTTCGACATGCACTCCGTAGGGAATTTCAAGCCATCTTCCTTCGTCCCTTGAATGAATTGATTTCCATGGTGGTCCTCAGTCTTGAAGATGTTACCCTTGACATCGGTGACATCGTTACCTTTGCCAGATTTATCCTTCCAAATTTGTTCGTCCTCGTCGAACGATTCTCCTGTGAACCAACCGACACATCCGCTGATCGACGTCGGGTCGTCGACGGACGGTGCATCCTCCGGAACCTCCACCTCCTGTGTCTCGGGTTCCTCTTCGAGCGGGGGGGAATCTTCTTCTTCACCAACCTCTGGCTGGGGTGGTTCCTGAGAAGCGGTTTGCGGGTCGTACGAATTATCCGAGGGACTCGGCGCTGGCGCTGGGGACTTGGAGTCCCCAGACATCATCACCAACACGGCGATGAGGATGATGCACAATACCACCACTCCACCAACGACGGCGATCATGTTAATTGATATAGGTCACGAAATTATTTTCGATTGATTACAAATCTTCGAGGTTGCAGCATCTATATTTATACTTGAGTTGTCCGTCATCTTCGACCATTTGCAGCTTCGTCACGGCTTGGACTGGCGAATCGCATCGGACTTGGGCATGGTCGAGCGTTTCATGGAGGTCACCCGCGCCCTTCTGTCCGAGCGAGGTTTCCTTCGAGTAGCACGACTGCTTGTTCAGCGGCGCGTTGTGACAGGAAAACTTGGTGCGAACGTTACCGTCTCCGACGGCGTCGAATTGGTATCCCGCGATTCCCTTGTCCTTGCAGTCGATATCGAGGAGTTTGGCATAATTGTCCCACCACTCACCATCTTCCATACTCACCACCTGTCCATTCTTTTCGTCGACCCCACCGTCGACCCCCTGGATACAAGAGGCTCTGTAATCGAAGTTACCGTTCGTGTCGTTGTTAGCGTGGCGATGCCTGGCAAGATACGTATTGTTCAGCATGCCTTCGTCACCGCAGATGGCTCCCGTGTTCGCGATACCGTCCCGCGTATGAGCCCACGCCTGTGCGGCAAACACGGTCGGTCGAATTTCACGGGCGATCATATATTTCTTGAACAAATAGGTCTCGATCTTTTTGTATTCGGTCTTCGGGAGTTCTCCTCGGAAAAACATCACCTCCGCGACTGCCCAATCGGAGGGGTGACCGCTGAACCCGCGGTTGATGGACATCTGGCGCGGGATTTGTCCTCGATGATTCGTCAATCCGGATCGTCGAATCCCGTTTCGTCGAATGAGCGCCTTCATGTCGGTGTGGACAATGAACTTTTGACTCTCTTTATCGCGATCGCTCGCGTGACCATCGTATGCGATCCAATACGACCCCGATCGGAACCCACCACCGGTACGACCGTTGTGGAATCCACTGAAGAAATTATTCCCGACGCCGTCGAAGATGCGCGCGCGCGCGGAGCCGTTGTATCTAGCAACGGTTATCATCGTGTATTTGCGACCCGTGCTCATGCATTCTTGTGGGAAGACAATACCGGCGTCAGTGCCACCGATGAGGTACTTGTTGTTGTTGCTGTAATTGGAAGAATCGACGATGATCGAACCCTTTACGTCCGTGGCGTCGTTGTTGGCGTCGGACAGGTCGAGCCAAATTTCATTCTCTTCGTCCCAACTGTCACCCGTGTACCACCCAGTGAGCCCCTTCAGTTGCTTGGGATCTTCGATGCTCGGTTCGTCCTCGGCGACGGGTTCCTCAACGGTCTCGGCATCCTCCGCGACGATGTCATCCTCGTCGACCTGAGCAGCTTCCACCAACCCTTCTGCTTCCAGGGACGCATCGCCGAGCGCCGCCGGTCCATCATCCTGGGAAAGTTCGGGGTCTGGACTTGACATCACGTACATCAACATGTATCCAACGACGAGAAGGATCACTACGATCAAGCCGATGATTTTGGGATCCATCCTTGCTTGGTTATATTTTGCAAATATTTTTTTCTCAATCTCATTCAAGGATGGGACTCACGGTGAACCATACCAAGATGATCAAGCAGTTTAACTTTGAACTGCCGAATTTCTACGCCGCACTGAGTGGTCCGGTTCGCGTGAGCAAGGAGTATCGAGCCGGTATGAACGCTAACGAACCGGCGCAGTATTTTGTGGTTGCCGGTTTCGGTGTGTGGGCAAACAAAGCGGCATGCGAATCGAAAGCTGAACCGATGATGGTGGATCGTACGATCGCCGGACCCTACGACGAAGCGCCCACCGGTGATGTATATCAACTCGCATACGAAAAATATAAGTCACAGTGGAGATACTTTGTGGACGATAAGTGATTAAACGAGACACGAGTGTTTTTGACATGATTTACGTATACACGGACGGTTCGTGTATGCACAATGGCAAACCCAACGCCATCGCGGGAATAGGAATTTATTTCGGCGATGACGATCCAAGAAACGTATCGAGACGCGTGGTCGGAAAGCAATCAAATAACACGGGCGAACTCGGTGCCCTGATAGAAGCCCATGAAATCCTTCGGCAAGAGATCGCGCGAGGCGAATCAGTCACGGTGTGCACGGACTCCACGTACGCCCTTCGGTGTGTCGGCGAGTACGGGGACAAGTGTGCGGTGTCTGGGTGGACGAAGGACATACCCAACAAAGACATGGTGCGACAAGCGCACGCGATGTACAAGGCGACGCCTAACGTCAGGGTACACAAAGTCCGCGCGCACACGGGGGGTAAGGATGCACACAGCGTCGGTAACGACCACGCCGATAGACTGGCGAACGAGGCGATCGGGGCTGGCAAAGCTGGTAAAAGGAAGCCCCGTGTATGGCTGGACGTGCCGTATGTCGATAAGGACTACGCCAAGAAACACAAAGCGAAATGGGATCCGAAGAAGAAAAAGTGGTGGGTCGACGCCGTGACACCACCCCTCGAGCGATTCGTCACACGCTGTCCTCCGATGAACGACGACGATTCATGACAGACTCTTTCCATTTCAGCATGACGCTCTTGATGCTCTGCAGGGACTCGCTGCGCTCCTTGATACCCTTGACGACCGGTGACAGACCGTTCGTCACCTCCGGTCTCGCTCGAGGATCGTTGGCGAATTGCTTCTGAAATTGTATAATCGTTTTGGCTGGTATGTCTGGACTGTCGTCTAAGAGGCGATCGTAGTGTTCGCGAAACGAACGCACCAAATCCGCGACACTCTTTTTGTCTCGGTGCGCTGGATCCAACGTCAACTCCATGTCGATTGCCCGGTAGAGTTTGGAATACGCAACGGACGCGATGGAATGTTTCTCGACCAGTGACGCACTTTGGGAGAATTTGTTCACACTTGTCAGTATCCCACCGACAACGTTGAGCGTGGCGAACGCGATCTGAAACCATCGAAGGTTTTCGGGCATGTCACCGTCACTGTTAGGATTCATGAACGCGAACCCACCCACACCCGTGACGGACGCGATGATGATCGACGGGTAAGACAACCAGTCAGAAATAGACTTGTGAAACATTCGAGCGTGGTTGTGGAGCCATCTATACCCGGACGCCTTCTCCTTCCACTCACGGAGAAGGTCCTCACTTTTCTTGTCCCAGTATTCTTCGTGTGAAACCATTCATAATTGTAACGCATATATTAAATTAAAAATCCTCATCAAATCCTAAAGTCGTGTCGACCGTCTCTGAGACTTTCGCGTATTCGCCCACGCGCTTCTCAAAGAAATTCGTCTTACCCTCGAGTGAGATCGCCTCCATCCAGTCAAACGGATTTTTAGTGTTCCAAATCGTCGGATACCCGATTTGCTTCAATAGTCTGTCAGACACGTACTCTATGTAGTCGCTCATCTTGTCAGAGGACATGCCGATGAGCGAACACGGCAGCGCGTCGATGATGAACCCCTTCTCGATCTCGACCGCTTCGCGAAGGATATCGTGTATTGTCTGCGTGGACGGTTTGAGCCGCAACATCTTGAACAATTCAACCGCGAATTCAAGGTGTAAACCTTCGTCACGGGAAATCAACTCGTTACTGAAGGACAGCCCGGGCATCAGCCCTCGCTTTTTGAGCCAGAAGACGCTGCAGAATGAACCGCTAAAGAAAATCCCCTCCACACACGCGAACGCGAAGAGGCGTTCGGCGAAGGATCGGTCCCGAGAGAACCAGTGCATCGCCCAGTCCGCCTTTCGTTTGATGCTCGGAATGGAATTCACCGCGGTAAACAGCTGGTGTTTTTGCTTCGGGTCCGTGATGAGACGATCGATGAGACGCGAATAGGTTTCCCCGTGCACGTGTTCGTTGAACCCCTGAAAGGCGTAGAACGCCCTCGCTTCCGTGTACTGCACCTCGTCAGCAAAATTCATGTTGAGATTTTCATACACGATCCCGTCTGACCCTGCAAAAAACGCGAGCACCCACGAAATGAAATGTCTCTCATTGTCTGTGAGTTTGTCCCAGTCTTCCTTGTCAGCGCTGAGGTCGATCTCTTCAGCGGACCAGTTCGAGTGTTGCGCGCGCTTGTACAGATCCCATAAATTTTGATGCACGATGGGAAACGTGGTAAACCTGTCTAGGTTCGGCACGAGCATGGGTTCGACTGTGGTCTGACACCAATCCTGAAAATCGAAATAATTGCCAATCCTCGTCCCGTCACAAAAGACCTGTGGATACGCGTCCAGGCGACCGTCGCAAAGCTCTTTAAGTTCATCCCTCGCTATATTTACCTTTTCATACGTCAAGCCTTCGGTCTTCGCCAGGTCTTCCGCCAGCGTGCAATATTCACAGTCGGGTTTGGAATAAATTTTGATTTTCATGTTCTTTGGGTACTATGATCTGAAGATTTTTTGTTTGGATTTTCTAAGTAGAGATGCAGAACATCCTGTTCAGGGAAATTCAAAAAGATGAAATAGTGAAGGTTTTATGTAAGGAGGACGACGTCGAGGAAGCTCTCAACGCCGTGGTCACTATGAACACGGGTCGAGTGTTGGGTGTGCGATACCTGACGGCGACTGACAAAATATACAAGAGTGCGACGTGTTATCAACTCGAAGAAGAAGAATACCCGGTGATCCCGGAGGCTGTGATGGAACACTACCCAGACGCGACACTGGAAGATTTAGAATACAAGATGGTCCATGTCGATCTGTATGTGCGTCTCATGGACGTGGACATTGAGGACGACGAATCCGAGATCTGGGAAGACGATGACGACGAGGACGATTTGTCGTTCGTCGTCAGCGATGACGAGGTGGAGGCGCGTGACCTACCAGCCGATCACATGGAGATCGATCGAGAGTGGCACAGTTGGGAACCGAGCACGTCGGGTGGTCGATCCTTCAAGGATACCGTCGACATGATCGAAGCCAGGGAACGCGCGAGACTTTCTATTGATGTTTAGTTGACCGTGACACTGGAACCGTCTGGGCAGGCGCACACCATCGCCTTCTTGGGCGCCGGTCCGTCGAAATCGGCGAGTTGCAAATCGAACCCGTCCAAGTCGAAGCCGGAGAGTCCGTTCGGCGCCGGACCTTCAGCCTGCTCCTCGGACGGACCTTCTTCAACGTCTTCCTTTTCTTCAGCCGCCGGACCCTCTTCCTTCTTGGCGGCTTCACCCTTCTTCTTCGCGTTTCTCTTCGCGAGGATCGCCTTCTTCTTCGCCGCGATCTCAGCCGGGGTGAGCGGACCCTTCTTCTTCTCCTCGGACGGACCCTCCTCGGACGGTCCCGGGGACGGTTCGTATCGTTCCTTCTTGTTGATCTGCATCATCATCCAAACCACACCCGTGAACACGATACTGTGGAGAACGAGACCGAACATCGTCGGGTTACCGTTCACGGTCGCGACGCGAGAACCGATCAGGTTACGCATGACCATGTACATCTGAGGGTTTGCGACGAGAAAGAACGTCAAACCGGAGATGACCGAAATAGTGAATTGTTCCTGAGCTTTTTCTCCATTGCAGCCACAACCACAATCCTTGAAGAATCCCATTGTGTAGTTATACATGTAGTCTAAGAAAATTTTGTACCGTCCTCGTTACGCCCGACCTTCACGAACGACAAGTTCGACCACGTCTTGAAATTGGGGTCGTACTCATACGCGTCAGACACGTCCCTGACAGCCTTCGACACGTGCTTCGGATTTCCAGACGCGTCGAGCAACCTGATTGTCGCACCTACAACGCTCCCACTGTCTTTATTGTTCACGATGACCAGGCTCGGAATTTCTGTCAAAGAACCGAGATCGATGGAGACTTTCACGGTGTCGTATCCGCCCGTCACGACAGTGGTCTCTGCATCGACGAGATTGTTCTCCATCTGGTCGTACACGTATACCTCTTGGATGTTCAATGCTTGATCGTTCACGATCTCGACGATCTGCGCTTCCACGCTCTTCACTTTTCCCAACGCATCGATCAAATTTTCCTGTCTGGTCTGTTTGTCTTTTTTTGCCTGTGCGGCGTCCAAATCAGCTTCCTCGCTTGCACGCAGCGCCATGTATGTACCTACGCAGGACATCATTATCATGAAGAGACAGCACAGGGCGATGAGACCACCGGCATTCATAACTACTCATGCTACACATTTTATTGACACCCCTTGCGTACATCCTTGGTTGGGTCAGCACATCCCATCGTGTGCGTCCCGTCGGAGACGTCATCGACGTAGCCGTCAAAGTTTTCATTTGACTCGTAAAACCAACAGGTGTTGCGCCACTCCGGAGCGCCGTGTGTTTCGTTCCTGTGTCCCCACACCGCCTTGCCATGCTTTTCCGCAAGCTTTCGACAGTGCTCTTGGTTTCCGGATAATTCCCATCGGTTCATGAGGGGCTCGAAACCTTCACCGTTATGACCAGCTGGTTCTCCCCGACGCCACCCCTGTGCGACGAGTTCGGGCGACTCGAGTTCTTGGAAAAATTTCTTACTCAGATATTCCTCGACGCGACGTATCTCGACGTCTGACAATTCTCTGTTGAAGATCACCACCTCCCCCAACGCGAAATCACTCACCTCCCCATCTCCACCCCAGTTTTGTTCCTTTGCCATGCCATTGTTGACGGTGATCTGCGTCGGTGCTTCACCGTTCGTGTACCCGATCTTTGTTTTGTTGACTCCATTGGCTCGAAATTTGTTTTTCTGGTCAACCCCCAAGAACAACGCCTGTCCGTACTGGCTTGTGTTTGCGTTGTACACGGTGAGCCACGCCCCGGCACCGTGGTGTGCGTACCCAGCTCGGTTGCCGTGCCACCCGGATAACCAATTCACACCCTTGCCTTCGAAGATGCGTCCTCGTTTATCACCCGCGTACTTACCGACGTAGCAGAGGGTATAGTCCCCGTTCGCGTCGTTCATGCATGCCTCTGGGAATGTGATTGATACCGTGTGTTCGCCCCGAAGGATGGTCACGCCACCGGGGGCGTCTTCGATGGGGGTAAGCATACCACCCTGCACATCCGCGTGGTTGTCTTTGCCAGACAAATCTTTCCACTGTCCATCCTCGGCGAACGAATCGACCGTGTAAAGACCGGTCAGTCCCGTGATGTCAGATGGAAATTTGTTGTCTTCAGCAGGACTCGGTCCCGGACTGGGTCCTGGAAGTTCGAAGCACGCATCGCTGTCGAAATCGTACGTATCAAACGTACCCTTGGTACACGTGTGCGCACTCAATGTCATGCATGAGCACATGAGTGACGAACAACAAACCCCAACGACGATGAGTCCTAGAAGAGCCTCTGATTTCATCTTACATTTCGCAGCGAAAATATTTTTATCACAAAACTATTTGTCGTAAACCTTCCGGCGTCTTGTCCGTGATTTCAAGGATCAAGCCGTCGCTCTTATAATACCACATTCGACCGTCGTGGTTTTCGTAGATAATTCTTTCGTCGGCTTCGGCGTTTGCAGCGGTTTCGCTCAGGTACGCGTCGACCGTCGTTCGCGTGCCGTTATTATCCGTCACCATGTCATTGTAAATCAATTGTCGAATTCCGAATAACAAAGAGGTATTGGCAGCGGCAGCCTCTTGATCGGGGCGCAAAATTACACCGTTTAACCCCACGGAGGACCATTCGCCTTCGTGATCGCGCTCCCACGCGACGATGGGACTCGCGACATAGCGGATCAGCACGTGATCGGGCAGGGTCACGCCGTCGTCGAACGAGCGCGACAGTTCGTAGATTTCAGATTGAGTGTTAGGCACGATGTGCGTTCTCATTCTCATCATCTCTCTTGCATGTCAATTGACTCGTCTCTTTAATTTAACTCTGAAATGTTACATTCACCCACGCTGATCTCGAACGTGTCGGGATAGGTGTCATTCCCCTCCCAATTACTTTTATTGATTTCGCTCGGACATCCAGTACCATCAAATTTCACAGTGTGACTTTTCGGTCCCCCACCTGATGAGCCGATAGGTACGAGCGTATCGCCGCACTTGAATCTCAAATTCATGCCCCATCCGTGAGCCGGATTCCCCGTGTCGGTACGCGTCGCGGTGACTTGTCTGCTACAATTTGTCGCTTCGGCGACGTTCGCACCTTCTGGTTCATCTTCCACGCCGTCACCTTCTATCAGCTCCCCCGGACTCTTTTGCGCGGTCGGTGCGGGCGCGGGCGCGGGTGAGGGACCACTGAAGGCATACAACCCGCCACCCAAGACGCAGCAACAGAAACAGAAGGCGACCGCCAACAGTCCTACGATCATGATAGCTTTACTCATGATGAGTTATATATAGATTACAATATTATTATTTCACATGACGAGGACCCATGTATCGGTTGCTTCTGAACGCCAACCCTTGTAAAATCCGACACGAATATCTGGACACAGCATCTGAAGATATTGTTCGACGTCTACTGGATCAATGTCATCCGTGAAGATGACCGCTTTGCACCGACTTTGATTTTCATGGAGGGGTAAAGTTTTGAACCCATCTGGTCCACCGAATTCGATCACTTTGGTCTTGATATGCACGACCGTGTTGTGAAACACCACCCTTTTCTTCAGGTCGGGGACGGTGACAGCGAGACAGTTTTCAGGTCCCAGCGATTGGTCAAAGTGTTCGGAAAGAAGACGACGCGACACGGTCGCCACGGGTACCTGTTCTTTCCATCGCCAGTATCGGTGCATGGCGTTTTCGTACGCTCGACGTTCCTCTGATTTAGGGTCCAGTTCGAGATCTGGATAGTGGTCAAAGTCCTCGGGTTTGGGTCGCATCATGGCGCGTCGGATTGTGAGGGGTGGGGGGTCATGATCTCAGAGGTGTGTGCTTCTGGAATTTGAAATTTCAAAAGTATAGTAATGATCACCCGTAAGAGAGGTGTCTACGTGAAGAACGGTGTTAAGCTTCCCGAACCCGAACAAATTCGGTGTCGACGATTGGGTATCCCACCCGCGTATACAAACGTTGTCGTGTACCCTAAAAACGCCAAGCTCCAGGCGACCGCCGTGGATGGTCAGGGTAAAACACACTATTACTACCACGAGAAATACCTCGCCGATCAGCGCAAAAAACGCAAGGCTCGCGCGTCGGACATCGATTTTTCGAAAATCAAATCCGCCACGGGAAGGATTCTGTCTCAAGGCGCGCACCCGTCGTGGGACGATGCCCTCGCCCTTCGCATGATCGCGTCCGGGTACCTGCGCTCGGGCGTGGCTGAGCGAGAGACCGGCGCCCTTGGCGCGTTCAGTCTCGAACGCAAACACGTGAAACTGCGAGCCGACGGTGAGACGGTCGTCTTCGATTTTCCCGCCAAATCTGGTCAGCGGCGACTCTTCGAGGCACGCGATCGGGTGTTACACGGTGCCCTTTCGAAACGTCGAGGAGGATTACTGGTAGGCAAGGCAAAGTATGAGAGGGTTAGGGACCTTCTCCGAAAAATCGTCGGAAATAAAGACATACAATTAAAGGATATTCGGACAGCTGGAAGCATGCAGCTCTTCGAGAAGAATCTCCGCGAATCTAAGGGCGACGAAAAACTCGCCCGAAAGGTGACGGCTGACACTATAGGGCACACCGCCGCGGTGTCGAAGAAATTCTATCTGTTGTAGACGCGTCATAACTGTCCATCGCGCGAGTGGCTTGTGTGTAGAGCCTGGTCAGACGCCTGTTGACGAGTAGGCATTCATGGCTCTTCAAACAAAGATCCCCCTGGAGTTTGTGCGCCATGACGTGTGGACACGCCCTCGTCAGGGCTACGAGCAGCTGTGTGGCGTGCTTGCTCGAGTCCGACATATCACCGATCATCTTTCTACACCTGTCGTATGAAAAGTGATCCACACCTTCGTCCAAGATCCCCATGACGGCGTCCCATAACCCTTCACTGGCGAGTTCGGCGAATGGGCGAAACATGTCGTCGCGGTGCTTATTGCCCGCCTCGTACAATTTGTGCGCGTCCGATTCGAACACGTGGTAACGCTGCTGCGTCTTGTACATCTCATCTTCCAAGGTGCGCAGTTCTTCCTTGAGATCTTCGATCTGATCGTTCACGTACTCCATGATGTGCGTCGAATTGTGACGCGGTTAAAGACAGCCCTTGTACTAGAGGTACAACCAAAACGACAATGTCTCTCACAATCACTCCAGCCACCGAATTTAATGCCGATGCGATCGAGTTTTCCGCCATGCGTAAGGGCAAGATGGGAAACAAGACGGTATACATTAACACGAGCGACAGCAAGAAACTTTACGTCCAACTCCCGTTCATGCGCGCCCCGTACGGACTCTCCGCATACACGGATGAGTCCACGGGACGCACGAGTTATTCACTCGACGTATCCTTCGACTCCGACAACGTCGAAGCGATGGATTTCATGAGCAGATTGGAAGAACTCGATAACAAAATCCTCGACATCGCCGCGGAGAACTCCGAGGCATGGTTGGGAAAAAAGTTCCATCGAGACGTTTTGGCACAAGCGTTGTACAAGCCGCTCATCCGAGTCGCGAAGGATCCGCAATACCCGAACACGTTCAAAGCGAAAATCATGTGCAAACCGGACGGCTCGTTCGTCCCGGAGGTGTACAATTTCCAACGAGAACAAGTCGACCTTGACACCCTTCAAAAGGGTCAGCGATGCTGCGCGATCGTCAATTTCGCCAGCCTCTGGTTCATCGATTCCAAGTTTGGATGCACGGTTCGCCTGTCCCAACTCCTCTTGGACAGAAGCGAAAAATTACAATCGTTCGCGTTCGTCGGACTCGAGGACCACCTCCCGGAGGCGCAAAAGAGCGACCAGGGTGAGGACGAAGAGGAGGACGAGATCGACGAAGGGGTTGAGGAAGAATAATTAAAATGTACACACCATGTAATGAAGCCTACTTTCAAACAAATCGTCATCGCCCTCGTCGTCATCGCCGTCATTTACATTCTTCGTCGACGCTTCGCGTCCGCGTCGCGTCCTAAAACCACTGAGGGTTGGACTGTTTACGGGGTCATGGGATGTTCATGGACTCGTAAACAGCTGAAACATCTTGAAAGCAAAAAGGTGCCTTACAAATTTGTCGACTGTGAGAAGGGTGGATGCGACGGTAAGACCGCGTTCCCGACGCTCGTCAGTCCGAGTGGTGAAGAGATCGTCGGATACACTGAAATTTAACAACCGCGGAGGATGCACAAGCTCAGACTGAGCAAGAAGGCGTCACCGAGCGTGTCAATTTGCTTGAACACCGTGATGTGCTTCGCCAAACTTTGGTTCCAGAGAAGGCGAAGGAGGAAGGTAGAGATGAGGACGACGAGGATCGCCGTCAGGATCTCCTGAACCATTTCGGAGCGAGACTTGGAGCGGGCGATATCACGGATCATTTTGATTTATTATACTAGTACATAATAAATCAAGATGGTTAAGGAACTCCCCCTGAGTGGGTCGGAGAGAACTTTCAATCAGACCGGACCGTTCGGTCGGAAGGGTGCCGTCGTTGGAAATAATTGTTACGCATACGCCTTCGGCGACGTGGAACGAGGACGCCTGTACAAGAGCGTGCCCGGTGAACGCTCTGGGAAAAACTGGGGTGATCACACGTACACGCACTGCAGGGGAGTGTCCAAACGCGTGCTCAGCGACAACCCTAAAACCGTGTATCGATGCAAGGATGCGAACAAGGCGTGCAAGAGAGGCTACTACAAAGTGATGCTCTTCGTCGCCCCGGCGCGTCCATCGGATTGGATCAAACAGGGAGATTTTCACTGGTACCGCCAAGACAAGGCGTGTAAGTACAAAATGAAGGAAGGGGACACGGCGACCTCCATCGCGCGTTTCTTCAAGGTGTCCCCTGAAAAAATCAAGGCGGCGTTGCGCCGCGCGCGTCTGCGAACGCCGGTGAGGGGTCGGGTCATCACGTTCCCCGTCAACATGTGGTCGCACAAGAGAGGATGGGCGACGGGACCTCTGTACGTCGACGCCAAAGGTGCGGTCATCAAGGATCCTCGCAGAGCGTCTCGAAACTACGAGTCCCTGGACTACAAGACATACTGCGACTCATTCTGCGTCAAACGTCGAGGGGTCAAAGTCGGACATACTCACCCCAAGGTCCTCAAAAAGAGAATCTAAATCTATGGGTTCCATGTCGAGTTCCAATTCGAACACGTCGAACACGCTGAGGAGTGAATTGTTGGACAACTCGATCGTGTTGCTCGATCCCGTGACGTTGTTACGAATCGTCATGTGTACTGTGTAATTTTTAGCATTGTACACACGCCGACATATGGGACACGTATTCTTCCCTTGTTCTTCCCATCTGGTGAGGCACGTCTTGTGAAAGAGGTGACCACAACGGATGGCGGTAGTTCCTCGAGTCTCCCGCACCGGGTTGAGGCATATCCCACACGTGTCCATCCTTCTTCTGGTAGCTGGGAAAAATTAATTAGTACATGTTGCGCAGATCCATCATCGGCTTGTCGCACGTGAAGCACGGACCCTTGCCCTGCACCTTCTCCTGCATCTTATTGAGGAGCACCGGACCGTTATTTTGCAAAAACTGGCGGTAGGCGTAATTGTCCTCCATGCGAATGTTGTTTTCTTGCATGATGAAATTGTTGACGAGTTGGGACGAACTGTTGAGGGAGAAGCAACGTCCATCCGCCATGCCCAAACGCTGGCTCATTATTATGTATTACAATCATGAGAGAAATTTATTTGCCTGTTCTTCGTCGTGAGACCCCAAGACTTATGCCCCTGGCGTCTCAGGATTGGAAGCAAATCGTCGATGCGATACCCGAGAAATTTCGTGTCAAATTTTTGAATGACGTCGTAGGGCGTGCACAACACGCGACCAGACGTGTAGGCGTGAAGGGTCGTGACGACGAGATTGTACGCGTACGCTATTTCCTTGTACGTCTGTGCACCGGTGATGATGATGTTCCCTGTGTTGAATATGGACGTCGTCACCTGTTTCATGTCGAACGACGGACGAAACTTTATCTTCACGGCGCTGTAATCGCCCGGTTCGAAATGCGTCTCCGTGAACACGCTCGGACACTCCCTGAAGCATTTCTCAGCCTCGAGCAGGTTCAGTTTGTAATTCATCGTGAAACTGGAATTGATCATCACGATTTGGAAATTTTCGTCTGTCGACTCGGTGGGCACCCCCGCAATTTTTTCAAAAAGTAGGTTGACCTGTTTCACACAGCGCTGGCAGTCGACCACGTCCGTGCACCCGGTCACGTGGACTGTGCCGTTCTTGAAGAGCTTGACCGATCGTCGACTGAACCCATCCCTGTTCTCGAGCGTCACCTGGTTGTAGAATTTCGTGTTCCCCAGTCGCCATTCGTACGCGAGCGGACCGTCTCCGAGGGACATTCTGATCGACGGGACGGCTTCAAACACTTTCCTGAACCGGTCGACGTCCGTCGTGCGCCCGCGCCTGCACAGCATCGTGATGGTGGTGATCTTGAGCCACGAGGGCGACACCTTCGTCTCATCGAACGATGCTCTGAACTCGTCGAGCGTCAGAAGGAATGAGAAGGATGTGTTTTGTACAGCGTGGTATCTCATGCGGCGCGCTGTGTGGTTAAAGAAAAATACCCAACCCAATTTAAATGACCTCGTACGTCCGGTCGGCTCGATACGTACACGATGTTGAATCACGACTCGATTACGTCGAGATATCATACACAAGGGTCGGCATCGACTATCTGGAATATTTAAACACCAGACCGATCGGGGACTGGGTCGAATTGTGCTCGCTTCGACGAAACCTGTCCTACGAAAAGTTTCTCGATTGCATGGTCGAGAAGACGCTCGAGGTGAGACAGCGCATCGTGCAGATGTCCCTTCGAACGCTCCTCGACCAGAAGGGGAAGGACCCTCGAATCATCATCCGCACGCTCCACGCGACGAAGGTTCTCGATCGCTCGTTCACGCCACCCTACGTCAACATCGATTCGCCATGGCAGATGGACCTCGCGAAACATATATGTGAGAATGTGTTTCACGACCTCATCGAGGAGTGCATGGACGAACGCGCACTTGAAAAATTGTATCTCATATTGAGACTTTTATTGCAATAAATAGACGATGAAAATAAATACTAAGATCGCCATGAGAATTCGCGTCTTGTTGTAACTCACCACCGCGGTGGTGATGGCGACGCGCGGACTCGGTTTGACCTTCTTCGTCCCGCACCTCTTCTGTACGTAACCGGTGTGACCCTCGTCAATCTGTCTGTCCGGGTAGTGCGGTCTGTTAGACGCGCAATTGGGGACCTTCTTTGTGCAGTAATCGATCGTGCGATCACCCGCGGTGCGAGAGACGTTACACGCGATGCTCGAACCATCTGGCTTCAACACCCCATGATCCTCGTCTAACACCTTGGTGAAATCGGCGAAATCACCGGCACGGCGAACGCCCCCGGGTGGGAATCCGACGAACGGGTTCAACCGATCCATCGAGTTTTTATCGTTCCCCAGCACGTAACTCATTGTACTGTGTACTGATATATTTTTTGGTGTTGAGTTTTTTACGGTGCTGCTGCCATGAAAGATCGAGATCCAAATTTAACATTCCAGCGATTTGAAATAAATAACTCAACACGTCACTCATCTCCATCATGAGATCCTGCCCGCGCTCCTTCTTCAGTCCGGTCTTTTTGAACGTGTTCGTCGCTTGGCGTATTGCCGACGCGAGTTCCCCTATCTCTTCCGTCAGAAGAAGCCAGACCGTGCTGATGTCCGCCTTGTCCCATCCCTTTGCCCTACACAACTCCTGGGTCTCCCTCTTGTAAGTGTTCAACATGTGTACTACACTGGAGTAGCCTTTAATTAATTGATACCGATCTTGTCGTTGTAGTCCATCTTTTTACCATGCGTACTGGTATTCACCGGTCGAGCGATCGGTTCGGCGGAGGTCTCGATGTCCTTGATGTAGTGCAAATATTGAGCGACACCCGACTTGATCTGTGACACGGCGTTGTCGACGACGATAGTATTCATCGCACGCACTTGTTCGTTAATGTTGTTGTAGTGATCTCCCTCGTTCAGTACGAAAACCGCGCGCATGACTGCGTACACGTCTTCATCCTTTTGGTAGTCGATCGCCATACCGTGACGACGCTTGAACGTCGCTCGGATCGCTCGCTGGACGAGACCTCGATTGAATTCCGAAAAGTACAATTGATTCAGGGGGGTCGGCGCCTGCTTGAGACTGTTGGCGTCCATCCTTTACTAGTCACCACCAAAAAAAATTGTTGGTATCTTTCAAACAGAAGATGGTTTTCATGAGCGATTTCGACTCGTTCAAGTCCAAGCCCGACCATGAGGATTTCAGTCCCAAGTGCCAAGCCCCGACGTGTTTCGTCGGCACTTACGCGCCTGTGTCCAAGCCAGGGGTCCAGGGGGATTTTTACAACAACAGTTACCTTCTCGGGGACGGTCGCAAGTTCGAGACCGTCGGTGCCGTGTCGGTTCGATCGGGTGACGTTCGCATGGATTGTAAAAAATGAGACGGTTAAAAAATCAGACGTAGTGTAGAACAGCAACATGAAGGTAAAAAAACGAAACGGTCGTGTTGAAGATTGTCGCTTCGACAAGGTCGTGCAGAGGATAAAGCCACTCACCGACGGTCTCTCGCCGTCGGTAGACAGTCAGGTCGTCGCTCAACAGGTGTTCTCGTCAATGTTCGACGGGATCAACACCAGGGAGATTGACGACCTGAGCGCGGAGACGTGCATCGCCCTCTTCACGACCGATCCAGATTACGAATTACTCGCGGCGAGGATCGTCGCCAGTAACATTCAAAAGACAGCACCCAACAACTTCAACACCGCCATGAAAAAATTAAAAGCCGCGGGCATCGTGACCGATGAGGTCGTTCGCGTGTCGGCGCTCGTCAAGGACCAGATCGTACCCGACAGGGATAACGATTTCACCTTCTTCGGACTGAAGACGCTCCAGCGAGGGTATCTCACGAAGGTCGATGACTTAGTTCTGGAGACACCCCAGTACATGTTCATGCGAGTCGCCATCGGCATCCACGGAGATGACGTGGACAACGTGCTTCGGACGTACGACGATCTCAGTCGACATAAGTACATCCACGCCACGCCCACGCTCTTCAACGCCGGGACGAATCACTCACAGATGTCGAGTTGCTTCCTCGTGGCTAATAAGTCCGATAGCATCGACGGAATTTTTGACACGATACACGACTGCGCTTCCATAAGCAAGTGGGCTGGAGGCATCGGCTTGCACATCCACGACGTTCGCGCGCGAGGGTCGAAGATTCGAGGCACGAACGGCGCCTCGGACGGCATCGTCCCAATGCTTCGCGTGTTGAACAACGTCGCTCGCTACGTGAACCAGGGGGGTGGCAAGCGCAAGGGGAGCATCGCCATCTACCTCGAACCGTGGCACGCGGACGTGTTTGAGTTTTTGGAACTCAGACTGAACACGGGTGACGAAGAGATGCGCTGTCGAGACCTGTTCACCGCGCTCTGGATACCCGATGAATTCATGCGCAGAGTGCAGAGCGACGGAGACTGGACGCTCATGTGCCCCGACGAGTGTCCGGGGATGTCCGACGTACACGGGGAAGCGTTCGATGAATTATACAGAAAGTACGAGTCCGAGGGGAGAGGGAAGAAGACCGTGCGCGCGCAAGAGTTGTGGCGAGCGATCCTCCGCTCACAGATCGAGACAGGCACGCCGTACATGTTGTACAAGGATGCGATGCAAAAGTCCAACCAGAAACACTTGGGTGTCATAAAGAGCAGCAATCTGTGCTGTGAAATCGCCGAGTACACGTCCCCGGACGAAACCGCGGTGTGTAACTTGGCGTCCGTGGCTTTGCCGAAATACGTGGTGTCGGGAAAGTTCGATTACGATGAACTGCATCGGGTGACGAAACAGATCGTCCGAAACTTGGATCGAGTCATCACGAGAAATTTCTACCCGGTCGAATCCGCGCGGAACAGTAACATGCGCCACCGACCGATCGGGTTGGGTGTTCAGGGTCTGGCTGACGTGTTCCAGATCATGGACTTATCGTTCGACTGCGAGGACGCGCGCGAGATCAACCGAACGGTATTCGAAACGATGTACCACGCCGCGTTGGAGGCGTCGTGCGAACTCGCGTCCGAGGTGGGCTCGTACGAATCGTTCGAGGGGTCACCGGCGAGCGAGGGGATCCTACAGTTTGACATGTGGAAGGGTGAGACCAAATTCAGTGGTCGGTACGACTGGGACGCGATGCGCGAGCGCGTGAAGAAGGGTTTGAGGAACAGTTTGTTGTTGGCGCCGATGCCGACCGCGTCGACCGCCCAAATCTTGGGCAATTGCGAAGCGTTCGAGCCGTACACACAAAACATCTATCTCCGTCGGGTGTTGGCTGGTGAGTTCACGGTCGTGAACCGACACCTTGTTCGCGACCTCAAGGCGCGCGGGTTGTGGAGTCACGACATGAAGAATCTCATCATCCGCGCGAACGGGTCCATCCAGGACATCATCGACATCAAAGACGAACACTTGAAGAGCAAGTATCGCACGGTGTGGGAGATCCCACAGCGATCGATCATCGAGATGGCTGCCGACCGCGGGAGATTCATCGACCAGTCGCAGTCCATGAACTTGTTTGTGTCCGAACCCAGTTATGGCAAACTGTCTTCCATGCACATGTTTGCGTGGAAGAATGGATTGAAGACGGGCATGTATTATTTGCGAACGAAGCCCAAGGCGAACGCGCAAAAATTTACACTCGACCCCGACCAAAACGAGTGCGTCGCGTGCTCGGCTTAAACGATTTATTCGATTGTAATTAAAACATGTCTTTCATCGGTATCGACGAGCGACTGACCACTCACGAGTATCGAGGACGCAAGATGGTGCTGTCCGACGGGGACAAGCCCATGCGTTTTCAGATGCCTCGTCTGTACATGCCGTGGGGTGTGAGCGCTTTCACACCCGAGATTGGTCAAAAGAAATATAACGTTGATTTCAATCTCACCGGCTTTGACGAGACTGGCAACTATGTTCAAAAATTTTACAACACCATCAAGTCCGTGGAGACCAAGGTGATCGAAGAGGTGGCGAAACAGAGCGTCGCCATCTTCGGAGAACAGAAGACCGTGGACGAACTCCGAGGGATGTTCAACTCGAACATCAAGGAGGCGGACAACGGACACGCCCCGAAATTCCGCGTGAAACTCCAAGTCGGCGCGGACGGCTTCGCAAAGTCTGAGATTTTCGACACGAATCGAAACCTCCTGAAGGAACAAATCAAGGAGGGTCTCTACGGTCGCATGTCGGGGAAGGGGATCGCCGAGGTTGGCTCGGTGTACTTTCTCAACAAGCGATTTGGAATCACGTATTCTATGTATCAATTGCAAGTCTTCGAACCTGAAAGGTTGAAGGGATTTAGTTTCTCTGTCTGATGACGGCTTTGATTGCGAGTATCTTTTTGTAACGCGAGACGACATCCTTCAAAAACGCCCCCTTGATCGGTCCACTGAATCGTTCGCGCGGATCCTTCTTCGACGCCAGGCGCGCCACGCGCACGGCTTCTTCCCAATCCTTATCGATTGCCATGTTACCATGAGGCAACATTTTTAGCGACCGAAGATGGATTTGGACGCCGACGCACCGTTATCACCCTTCTTGAATTGGTTCGGCTTGAGCGCGTCCTTGTTCTTTTTGTACATCGCCTTGCCGGCAATGCTCTTCGCCTTGGAGACCCACTTGCCCCACTTGTTTTTGATTTGACGGACCACGCGACCGCCGCTGACCTTATCACGTTCATTCTTGTTGACGCCGACGAGCTTGTCACCGTTAGGGAGTTCGCGGGTTTCGCCTTTCTTGAGTTCGACCATGGTTTGTTATAGTTACATGAGAGATTTTTCAGTCGCTAATATAGTCGTCGTCTGGGTCATGAACGATCTCGAACGCCTTCGGTTCCTTGGGTTTCCGCGGTCGCGTCTTTTTCGGTGGCGGTGCCTCGACCCCACCGTGCTCCCTGTGGTAGAGCACCTTCTTCCAGAACTCATCCATCACCGGAAGGTACTTGGCGAACCACTCCCGGTCACGCTTGACGTGCGTGACATCGAGAACCTCGGGCTCTGGCCACGTGAGCTCGGTGGGTGCGAATTGGATAAAGTCACACGATTCCAGGTCGAGAATCTCCATACACAATTGAATCTGAGGAACATAATGCGCTGGAACCTCTCCTGGGATAATCTTCCGCATCATAGGGCATTTTATCTCTATCAGTTTCCCACTCTCGCTCACACCGTCCGGTGATCCACCCAACCACTTGTGTACCGGGTGTGGCACGAGACCGATTTCGTGCACCTTCTCCCCGTACCGTTCCTCGTAGATTTCTCGAGCGACGTCTTCATATTTCTCCCCCCATCGGGTGGCATCGTTTCCAGTGAATTTCTCTCCAAGCCCTAGCTTCTTCAGAAGCAAATCGTGTGGGGTCTGGTAGTGATTTTCACCGATAGCCGTCGCGACATCGCTCGCGGTGAGCATGTTCCCCCGAAGGGCGAGCCATTCCTCGCTCTTCTGGGCGGCATACGTGAGTGAAATCAGGTACTCGCACACGGGATGCATTGCATTATTTATAGAGCGTCCGTGCCGTTTAAGTGTTTGGGTAGAAGAACGCTCTCGCCGCGTTTTGCTCCGCCTGTTTCTTCGTCTTCGCCTCGCCCCGCCCTAAGAAATTACCGTCTACGTACGCGTCCACGGTGAACACGGCGTTGTCGTGAGCCATCACCCTGTACTCCGGGAGGGATATCTGATGTTGTTGGGTGTATCGCATGAGATGATCCTTCCAGTTATCGTCGTAGTGTATCGTCGACAGGTCCACGTACTGAGGGTCGCTGAACAGGCGCAGGATGAACTGTTTCGCGTGGAGCAGTCCGAGATCCAAGTACACCGCGCCTATCAGACTCTCCATGACGTCCTCCAGGAGTTTGGTGTTATTCTGCCATCCCATGGACATTCCTTTCTTGTCCATTTGAACCAGGTGTTGCAGACCTAATTTTCTCCCAACGCTGGCGAGCATCTCCCCGCGCACGAGTTTCGTTCGGGCTTTGGTGAGAAATCCTTCCATCTGATTCGAGTAGTTGTCGTAGAGCCATCGAGTGATGACGAAACCTAAAACGCTGTCGCCTATGAATTCGAGTCGTTCGTAACTTTCGAGGCTGGGGTCTTCCTTGAGGCAAGATTTGTGAGTAAACGCTTGGACGTACAACCCGATATTTTTCGGCTTCGTACCACCAAGGATATTTGAAATCACCTCGCGAGTGATCATATAGTTAAATTACATGATATTTTTTAAGCTTAAGCAGTCGCGGCGACCGGCGGGGTCTTGACATAATGCTTCGAGAGGTACTTTTGGATGTTCAAGTACGTGATCTCGGCGTTCGGATCCTCGACGGCGAGGAGGGTGCGGAGCGGTTGGTCGAGAACGATTTGTCGACCGTTCGTCGGGTGCTTCAAACCCTTTTCCTTGACGTACCCGGTGATGCGCCGGGTGACCTCAGAACGAGAGATGAGCTCGTCCGCGCCGAGACCCAAGAAGGCTTGCATCTCGACGGTCACCTTGAGCGGCTTGTTGAAGCCGTTGTTGACCTTACGCTTCTCGCGCTTCTCGCCGGTCGGGTCGTCGATGTGCGCCTGAATGCGTCGGACGAGCTTGGCGAGGAGTTTGATGTCTCCGCGGATCGCGGCGATTTCGGTTTCGATGTTGAATTGTTGTTCAGTAGACATGATGCTCGTTGTATCTTACCTACTTGGACCCTCTTTAAACCATGAACAGGGTGGAAAGCACCACCAGGAGGATCAGTAGCAATTTCAGGTAGGGGGGAGGTGGTCTGTAAAATTCGTGTTTTTTAAGGATTTTGAACGGCTTCGAGGGTTTACCACCCACCGGGCACCCCCCCTGGCAACAGGAGGGATCGCACGCGAAGACATGCTCCTTTCCCTGGAATCCACAAAATTGGTACTCGTCAGGATAGGCGGACTGCTCCCGTGCGTAACATCGACACCCAGAGCAATCCATTTAATATCATGTAACATATTAATGGACACGGAGGTATACTCTCAGAAGACCGTCGATGAATTCACAAAGAAGAATTTTTTCTTCGGCGATTCGGTTTTGAAGAAACACTACGACACCAACAACGTCGTCGCGTTCAGGAAGCGTCTCGTCGCCCGACATGGAAAGGAATCTCTCGAGAAGATGCTGTACGTGTACGTCACGGACACCCTTCGAGACATTCTTCTCAAAACCGTCGGCGACCTGACCGCATTCATGAGACCCATGGCGGACGTCGTCATCAGCGGTGGCGAGGCGTTCAACATGCATTTACCCAGGGACTCTCGCGTGGTGACGAGCGACATCGACACCAAGGTGTGTCCCAGGATTCCATACAACAAGGCGTATTTTGGAAAACTCCAGGCGATCAAACTGATCCTGTGGGACAAAATAGGTCGGGTCGCCAAGTCCCTCGGACCGAAAATTCAAAAGCGCATGGCGAAGAGGACCAAACTCGCACGCTTCCTGGGTGTGTCCCTTCCACCGCGTACCGTGCACGTGACGCGCCGATACACGCTCATCAAGAAGAAGAAGGGTGGCAAGAATAACAAACCTAGCGTCGGGGACGTCCTCATCGACGTCGAGTTATTCGCACTCGACCTGAACCTCAGAGTGTTCGACATAGAATCCAAGAAAATCATCGACAAGACTCTGGGTGGTCTTTTGGACATGCCCCTGATGCGCCCAGGGGAGTTCGGGTACGAGATCGTCGATAATCAGAAGAAGGGCGTGACGTACAAAGACAAAGACAGGGGATCGATCGTGCACGACCACAGAGTGTACATAGGGGGGAAACGGTTCTTGCTCGATGACGTGTATGAGATGCAAAAACTCGGGTTGAGACCGGAGAAGGTGGACAAGGACAAAAAGCGCATGACAATCTTGGCGAAATTGGTCGACCCGAAGATGAAGATTTCCAACTCCAATTCGATCGATGTCATATACAGGCGAGTGCGACCGAAGGTGCCAGCCCCTCCGAGGTCATGGAACGTGCCGAAGATTCGATCGGTAAACATGGAGGCGGCGTCGAAGATCAAGGCGAACAGGTACGCCAAGTACACCACGCCTCCGAGTGCCAAGGTGGTGACGCAAATGTCACGAGGTATCGTCGCTCGAGCAGGTCAGAAGGTGCCCACCGGGTATGCGAAGACGCACGGTGGCATGCGCTTCGACGTTGACAAGAAACGATGGGTGAAAAATAATTCCACCGCGTACATCGGGAACCAGTACACACACAAGAAGACGGCACCGAAAGCGGCGAAGAAATCCGTGTATGGGTACAGGGGGAATCGCAACGCGTGGGTGCCCAGGGCGATCCTGCGAGGGTCATCCGAAATCCCATTCGTAGGGTTAAAGAATACTCGAGAGAAGAAGACATAATCCACCATGTTCTTCAAACCGCCGACGAAGGAAAAAGATGGACTCTACTATGTGAGAGCCTATCAAGACGACAAGAAGAAGGTCTTCTACCAGTTGAACGGGGCGAAAATTACGAGTGCGACGGCGGGCGAACTCGAACTGGAGCTCAAGTCCCGGGCGAAGATCGACGCCCTCGACGAACAGAACATCCAGGCTGCGGTCGAACACTCGCAGGAATGGTTCGGGAAGGAGCTCACTGAGGATTACCTGAGGAACGCCTACACGTCGCCCAAGGTCATCTCGGTCGAGAGAATTCACCCGACAAAGGTCTTCAGTCCCGATCTCGAGGTGGTTGATTTCGACGCCGCCACAGCAGGACGTGAATGCAATGCGATCGTCGAGTTCGCAGGGCTCTATTTCGCTCGCCAGGCATTTGGACCTGTGTGGAACATTGTGCAGGTCAGACTCCATGCCACCAAGGTTGCCGAATACCCAGAGGAATACGCCTTCGTGGACGAAGAGGAGCCGACACCAGAGCCCGAACCCGAACCCGAACCCGAACCCGAGCCCGAAGCCGAAGCCGAAAAAGATTCAGCACCAGAACCCACGCCCGATGAGGATGTGGTCGAGGAATAGTTTGAAAAAAATATGTTGTAAACTCATATACAATGAAGGGTCTCTCGAAGAACATCGTGATGCTCGCCGCCCTTGCCGTTTTGGTGTACCTTCTTTTCAACATGAAAAGTACGTCGACGTACGCATCCTTCACCGCCGACGGTCAGGTCGTCGGTCCTAGCCCGTCCCCCCAACGCGCCGTGAACTGCGCCGCCAAAGCCGGTACCGGACTCGCCAGTGCGTTGCTCCCGCGTGAGGTTTCCCAGGATGAAGACTGGGGTCAGTTCGCCCCCAGTGACGTCCTCAAGGGTCAGTCTTTCATGGACCCGCGCGCACAAATCGGTGTCCCGGAGACGGCGGGAGGTAGCTTGAGGAACGCCAACCAAAGCGTTCGCGCGGAGCCGCCGAACACCAAGGAGGTCTTTGTGTGGAACAACTCCACCATCATGCCCGACGTGATGCAACGTCCGCTCGTGTAAATGGTTAAAGAAATCAAGATTTGTACATGCAAATGACCGACACGTCTGAGTTATCAAGCAATGTTCAAAAACTCGTTGAACTCTCCAAGCAGATTAGTGAAGCGCGGAAGGACATGAAAGTCCTCGTTGCCGCGGAAAAGAAATTGAAAGACCAGGTGAAATCATCTATGGTGTCGCAAGACATCGACACGATCAACCTGAAGAAAGGTAAGATTAGTGTCAAAAAATCAAGCAGGAAATCAAGCATGACGAAGACGAACATCGTCGACGGGCTTCGCAAGTTTTTCAACGGCGACGAGGAGACTCTCCAAAAGTGTCTCGCGATCATCAATGAGAATTTGCCGGTCAAGGAAAGCACCACTTTGTCCCTTAGTGGTATAAAAGAAACGACGACAGAATAATGTAATACTCACTCTTCATGGTTTGGTCTCAGTACATTTACGAGGGCACCTACGGGCTGGATGTGGACGAACAGTTCAGCGGCGACGAGGACTCCACGGATCCATCATTAAATTCCACGGTACACGGTTACTACGACGAATTCAATGATGAATTATGGCATTTATACGATCACCTACAAGTGCTCTTGTACGACGGATTGATGCAGTCGGACATTCAGTTCGACGACTTTGTCGACTTTTGTTTTTACGAAGAGGACGACACCGTGTTCACGGAAGACGAACGACTCGCGTACGTGTGGGACAGGCTCCAGCGCACCGATGAATGGGGACTCATGCGTAACAAGAACTTCGGCACATTTTGTTCATATATAAATCTGGACGTATAGCAAATGATCGACGTCACTACGCCAAAGGTTGCCATTCCATCGGCGCTTTTTTTAACCCTCAGCCCGGGGCTCGTTTTACGAACCACGGGCAAATCACTCGCGTTAGGCGACGGGCGTACCGATCGAGCGTCGGTCTTCTTCCACGCCGCCGTGTTCTTTCTCGCCTACAGTGCGATCGCCAGGGCGATGGGTCTGGTGCTCACGAAGACCGATCTCTTGGTGACGACGACGCTGTTCATGACACTGCAACCGGGTATGCTGATTACGTTGCCGCCTCACGAAGCGGGTCAGGCGAGCCTGCAGGCGAGCGTGGTGCATACTGTCGTGTTCGCAATTATTTTTGCGATTTTGAGGAGGCAATTCAGTTCGTATTACTAGATAAGATGAAGCATCTCTGTATAGGACCCGGCGGGACTGGTATTTTTACCATCGCCGGGTTCCTGAAGAGACACGAATCATCACTCGAACAGGTCGAGGAGATCTCCGGGTCTTCCGCGGGCGCCATCTTGGGACTGTTCCTGGCACTAGGGTTTTCGATGGACCATATAGTGGAGCTGCTATTCTCTGCGGACATGCAGAAATTCGTGAAAATCAACGTCAGGTCTTTTTTTAACAACTTTGGCTTCGTCGACACGTCTCCCATACGCGACGAGTTCGTGCGATTGTGTGGTGGCGATCCGACGTTCTCAGAGTTGGATAAAAAATTTTACGTCGCCGCATTTTGTCTCAACACCGGTGACACGGTGTATTTTTCCCGAGACACTCACCCAGACATGAAAGTCATAGATGCGGTGTTGATGTCTATGAGCGTGCCGCTGATATTTTCAACCGCTCGATTCGAGGGGTACACGTACACGGACGGGGGTACGACCGAAGCGTTCCCGGTGACTCCATTTTTAGGGAAGAAGCCTCATGAGATTTTGTGCATCAAGTTGAAATCGACCAAGAAATACCAAGAGGACATTCGGAACCATGTTCAGTTCTTGGAGGCGCTCCTTCGCTCGACGATGAATAACAGACACGCAAGCGTGGTGGATAACACGCGCGTGGTAGAACTCGACGTAGGTGACCTGAATGTCTTTGATTTCTCTATAGATTTGGAGACCAAATTGAGACTATACACAAAAGGTTACGATCATTGTTAGTATTTTTTTTGCCGTGTAATTATATACTTATGGTTGTATGCGATCCGGGTGCCAGTCTACAGGATCTTAGACAGCTCGTCAAGCAGGACACCGGCTTATCCGTGTCCTCACTCAAGAAACAAGACATATGCGACGCGTATGCATCCATGGGTTCGGGACTCGTTCTCCCTCCCATGCGCATGTCGAGGGATGGTTCATATCTCATCGACGTGGCTTCGCCTCTCGAGGTGAAGGACTACACGATTCTCTTCAAGAAATCATCAACCGTAGGTGACCTGAAAAAGGTTGCCAGGAAGGTGAAGGCGGTCATCGTCAACGGCGCGAAGAAGACCGACATCGTGAAGGCGATCAAAAATCGTCTGGATCGACTGAACGTCGCCGAACCCGTGCAATTGCGATCGAAGAGGACCACGAAGAGGAAGATTCCTGTTCCTGTCAACTCCAACAACGTGGTCAACACGAAGGAGATGGAACGAAACAACAACAATGTGAGATCGAACACGGCGACCAATACCAATTCGAGATCGAACACGGCGACCAATGCCAATTCGAGATCGAACACGGGACCTGCCAATGTGAAATCGAACACGGTGACCAATGTGAGATCGAACACGTCGACCAATGTGAAATCGAACACGGTGACCAATGTGAGATCGAATACGGCGTCTAACGCCAATTTGAGATCGAACATGAATCAAAAGGTCTCCGCGTCTAACGCTAAGTTGAGATCAAACATGTCCACTGCTTTGCGGAATCAAAATCAGAGGACAATGTCTGCGGTTGCCGGGGCGAACGCTAGCTTGAGATCGAACGTGTCGACGGCTTTGCAGAATCAAAATCAAAGGGCACTGTCCGCGGTCTCCAATGCCAAGGCGAACGTCACCCAACAGATTGCTAGAATAGAACAGAATCGACAGGTGCAGGTGCAGAACTCGAGGGCACGACAAACCGCCTTGGCGGAGGAACAGAGAGTTTTGAAGGAACAACTGAGGGGTGCGAACACGGTGATCGCACAACAAAAGGCGCAACAGGCTCTCGACCTGGTCACGTTCAAGAAAGAACTCGAATCGAATTTCGAGAAGAGACAAAAGAACGCCCTGGCGACGATTGAGAAGCAAAAGAACATCGCTGAGAGAAAGGTCGCCAACGCCAACACAGATCTGGAGAAGATGAAGGCGAAGAAGGAATTAGAATTCGAAGAACGACTGCTCAAGATGAAAATCCAAGAGTCAAAATTCCTGGAACAACGCCTGAACGGCATGCTCAACCTCACGGAGAAGGAGAAGGGTGATTTCAGAAAGATGTACGAGACGTCGTCCCTCGATGAGGTCATTCAAAAAGCCTCCGAACTCAATGAAGAGAAGGGGTTGAACAAGAAAGTCACCGCCGCGGCGGTCTCGACTGCCAAAGAGGAAGCGGTGAACGCGAAGGCGAAGGAGGCTCTCGCGAAGAAGGAGGCACAAAACGCCAAGAACGCCCAGCGCAAAGCCGAACAAGCCGTGAAGAACGCGAAAAATGCGGCACAGGTGAAGGCGGCGCAGAACGCGGCGAACGAGGCTCGAAAGCGCGCGGAGAATGCCGAGCGCAAATTCAACGCGGCTCAAAAGGAGAAGGTCATGAATTCGAGCGCACTCGTCGCACAATTGACAGCGGTGATCCAAGAGGCGAAGAGGGTCCCAGTGTCGAAGAACGACGCACAAGCGCAAAAGAATAGGAATGCGCAAGTCGTCAAGTTGGAAGCACAATTGAAAAATGCCAGGGTTGCAGAGAACGCCGCGAAGAAGAGTGTCAACGCTGTGAAGAGGAACGCGAACGCGGCGGTGAAAAAGGCGACCAACAATGCCACGGCGCGGGTCAGTGCCGCGAACGCTGCCAGGGCGAAGGCAGTGAGCAATGCGAACGTGGCGGTGAAAAAGGCGACCAACAATGCCACGGTGCGGGTCAGCGCTGCGAACGCTGCCAAGGCGAAGGCGGTGAGCAATGCGAACGTGGCGGTGAAAAAGGCGACCAACAACGCCACAGTGCGGGTCAGCGCTGCGAACGCTGCCAAGGCGAAGGCAGTGAGCAATGCGAACGCTGCCAAGGCGAGCGCTGCTGCGCAGGTCAACGCCGCGAAGAAGGAGGCGAACACCGCGATGCGGAACGCAGTCGCTGCGGCGAACGCCAAGGCGAAGGCGGAGCAAGCGCTGATGAAAAATGCGTCGAATGCAAACAAGAGAAAATTACAAAACGCGTTCAATGCGGCGAAGCGTCAATCGAACAACGCCCAACGCAAACTCCAGGAAGAGTTACAAAACACTAAAAAGTTGCTTGTGCAGGCGCAGTCTCAGCCGCAGGTGGCTGCCGCGAACACGTCGGGTATTGCACAACTCCAGGCACAAGTGGTGGCGCTTCAGGAACAGATCGGGAAGCAAAATCGCACCACCCCGAGTGTGAAACCACCGAACGTTCCCAGACCCGTGAACGTCAACGGGAAAATAAATCCAGCTCTTTTGAACAACGTTCCCAAACCCGTTCCCAAACCCAACGTCTCGAAGAATGCCAATGTCATGAAAGCCCAAGAAGAAGTTGCGAAAAAGCAAGAGTTGGCGAGACTTGCAGAGCAGGGGCGACAGGTGGCACTTGCCGAAGAGGAAGCCAAGAAGACGCACGAGGAGGGTCGACGATTGGCACTGGAGCGCGAAAAGTTGAACAAGGAGGCGCGCGAGGCGAAGACGGAAGAGGATAAGAGAGCCGCTGAGGAGAAGAAACGGTTGGCGAACGAAGAACTCGCACGAGTCGCGAAGGAACAAGCCGCGTGGAACAAAAAGAAGAAACTGTTCGGGAACGGAGGCGGAGGTAATGAAAAATACCTGAACCAATACCTGAAGGCGACCGGAGTGGATTTGAATTCGGTCAACGTGGCGACGTACAAGGCGAAAGTGACCAAGGACATCAAACTCGCACAGTTGGAAGCGAACGCTAAAGGTAATAAGGGAGGATTTGGTGGTTTCATGCGAGCCAATCCCAAACTCGAGTACGTGAACGACGGTCAGTACAACAAAAGGTTACAAAAAGCCAAGACGCTAGTCAACGTCATCACTGAAAGGAAGAAGAAGGCGGAAGAGAACAAGGAGAAGGCGAACGCGGCGAAGGCGAAGAAGAAACAGAATGCGGCGAACGCCAAGGCGGAGTCCATTCGACTGACCAAGGAGGAAGCGAACCTACTCAAAAAATTGTCGACGAATTTCGGTGTTGATACCGCATACCTGAAAGCGTTCGCGAACGGTAAACCCGTGCGTAACGTGAACAAGAACGCACTCAAGACGAAAGTCAACAGGGACACGGAGGTGGCGAAGATCAAGGCGACCGCCGTGAAGAGTTTTATGGGCAAGTATGCGAACGCCAAACCCGTCATCAAGTTCATCAAGAATGCAAACTACAACGCGACCCTGGCGACCGCAAAGCGTAACATGAATGCGCGCATCGCCAACCGTGACAAGAAGAACACGGAGGCGGAGGCGAAGCAAGCGACGAAGAACACGAAAAAGTTGATCGCCAAACTCGCCAAGAGTGGTCCCATCAAGGTGGACGCGGCGTACGTCGAGGCGTTCCTGGCTGACAATGCACACAAACTGTTCGACGCCCAAAAATTGAATGCGAACCGATCCAAGTTGAACGCCCGAATCAAGGCGGACGACGAGTTGGCGAACATTCGTGCCGCCGAAGGTGGTGGTAAGAAACGCATCCAATACACGAAAGTGTCTGACTACGTCAACGCCCGACAGAAGGCGGCGAACGATCGCATGACTCGATCGACGACCCCGAACAAGGCGAAGACCAAAGAGTTGACGTCGAGTATCTTGAACAAACTGAAGAAGGCTGGGACGCCGGCGGACGCGTCCTACGTGTCAAAGTTTTTGGTGGAAAACAAGAAACTGACGGCACTCACTCTCGAGGCGAACGTGCAACCGATCATCACGAAGATTCAAAGGGATCAAAAGGTCGCCGACCTGAACGCGACCGACGTGAAGGGCATGCGTGGTTGGTCGACGAAGAAGGGTACACTCAAATACATCAGTGGTCCGGCGAACGTCGCGATCAAGGCGGCGGAGAACCGTCTCAGGATTCGCCAGGGGAAGAAGAAGGCGGAAGAGAACAAGGCTGGACGAAAGTCGAATGCCAAGACGCTCAACATCGCCGCGCGTGGTGAGGCGATTTCACAAAAGATTCGAAACACGTCGGGTATCACCACCGAGGCGAAGAACACGTTGGCGAATGAAATCAGAAAGGACCTGACATCCAAGTTGACGGGTAAAAGAGCCAAGTGGGTCAATAACGTGGAGTTGAACAAACGTCTCAAGAAACTCCAATCGGACCCGAAGACCCGGGCGCGCATGAGCACGCAAAAGACGTTCCGAGGTAATCGTCGAGAAGAGAATGTGAACATCAATGCGTTCAAGAAGACTGCCGGTTTCAATAACAATGGCAAGCCGAACGTGAAGCCGAACGTGAAGCCGAACGTGAACATGCGCAAACAGTTGAAACTCGAAGCGGCGAAGCGACGGGAAAGCAAAAATGAATTCCAAAACGCGAGCAACAAGACGTTCAATGAACGAAATGCTGAACTCGGTCGGGAGAAAACCCGACTCGTCCAACGGGTGAACAAAAACATTCCGGGTGTGTTCGGTCAGTACAGGCGCACGTGGCAAGCGAACATTCGACAGGTGAAGAACAAGAACGCGCTGACCGCGATCGAGAAACTCCTCAACGAGAAGGTCAGGCTTCGATCTGAGATTCAGAGTGCGAAGATCTCGAATAAGGACCGCAGTGGTCACCTTCGATGGGTCATGCAAAAGAGGAACGACGTACAAAAGCGTCGTCAGGAACTCGCCAGGCATGTGAATGAGAACTCGAAGAGGAAATCTGCCGCGAACGTGGCTGCTAAGAAGAAGGCTGAAGCGAACGCAGCGGCTAAGAAGAAGGCGGAGGCGAACGCAGCGGCTAAGAAGAAGGCTGAAGCGAACGCGGCTGAGAAGAAGGCGGAGGCGAACGCAGCGGCTAAGAAGAAGGCGGAGGCGAACGCAGCGGCTAAGAAGAAGGCTGAAGCGAACGCGGCGGCTAAGAAGAAGGCTGAAGCGAACGCAGCGGCTAAGAAGAAGGCTGAAGCGAACGCGGCGACTAAGAAGAAGGCGAACGCCGAACGAAACGCGCTCAAGAGGGAGATCCAGGGTTCGAACATCGGGGTGAAGAATCGCACGAGATTCATCCGAGATTTGAACACCGGTAAGAAGGTGGCGAGCGTGCGCAAACAATTCAATGCGAAGAAGAAGGCGCCCAAGTCGAAGACTGTCACGCAGCTGGCTACACCTAAACCCAAGTCGTCACCGCCGGTCAAAATGGCGGGGGCTGGAACCAAGGCACTCGCGAATGCCGCGAAGAAGAAGGAGCTGGCGGAAAAACTCCGCCGCGCCTCGAAGAAGAGTGTTGCCCAAAACGTGAGAGCGTCACGTATCGGAAACAAGAACAAGAAAAAGCTTATCGACCAGCTCAAGAAAAGGAAAACCAGTGCGAAGAGTGTGCAGAGTAATCTCAGGAAGAAGACCACCAGTGGTGGCATGCGATCGTACGCGGCTCGTCGACAAGATTGGAGATTTGAGTAAAAAAATAATCTTGGATCATGTCAAACTAAATGTCTAAAATCGCCGCGGGTGTGGTGACGTTTTTCATCGTGTGCCTCATTGCATTGTTTTATTTCACCAATGCGAAGAAGAAAGATGAAAAAAAGGAACCGAAGCAACTCGAAGAAGAGTTGCGAGACATGAAATCTCGAATCAGTGCCGCCGAGGGCTACAAAATGTATGAAGGGTACGAGTCTCCGGGTAACCCGGGACTGACCGTCGCGGGAACCATCCTCGAATGCATGCTCGACGTGGCGGTTGCCATCTTAGCCCAAGATAACTCGCGCAAAATCGCACAGGAATTCATCCAGAATGAGAATGATGCGGCGATCTTCGCCAAGGGCATACGCGGTTTCACTGACGACGCGATCACCCTCATAGAGTCGACTAACTTTATCAAATGTATCGGTGAGGGAGACGATCCGTGTCTAAAGGTGAGAGCACATCATGAAAACATTGAGAATGTGTTTGATGCGTTGATGAATGAAAGTGTTGAAAAGCACCTCATGACGGACGATATGAAGGATTCAACGGCGAACATTGTCGTCGCACAATTTCGCCGCGCGGGAGAGGAAGGAATTTCCAAGGAGTATGTCGTAGACAGATTGGACAATGAATGGACGAGAGTGTCGAATTCAACCGACGAGAAGGGCGTTGCCATTGATGAGGAAATTGAAACGGCTTTGGAGGAAGCCGAAGACGGGGCTGAAACCAATCAGGGAGTCGCGAATGTGTTAAGCGAGGATTAAAGAGTAAAAAATATTATAAAAAAATGCAGACCTGCGATGTTTGCTGTGAAAGGTACAATGCGACTTTTCACAGAAAATTGAAATGCTCTAACTGTGATCATGAGTGTTGTCGACGATGCGCGCAGACGTATTTGCTGTCGACCCATGACGACGCCCACTGCATGAATTGCAAGACGAAATGGTCACGTGAGTTCGTCGACTCGTGGTGTTCGAAGGTGTTCCGAAACACGGAGTATCGCAAGCACCGAGAAGAGAGTCTCTTCCTTCGCGAGCAGTTATATTTTCAGGAGACCCAAATCATAGTTGAACGAATCGTTCGCATTCGAATGCTCCGAGAGGCGCTGTGGGCACAGAGGGACAAAATGGTATTTTTGAACAGAAACCGCGCACCCGAACCGGTGATCCTAGAGGCGGCTACCGATTTCGATCGAATGTACCGAGAACTCCATGACTTGGAAAATCAACACGACAATCTGACGTCCGAGACCAGTCGTCAGTTCACGCGAAAGTGTCCGACCGCCGACTGCAAGGGTTTCATGAGCTTGTGGTCTGACGAGAAGAATCACCACTGTGGTCTGTGTAACCGCGTGTACTGCGACGAGTGTAACCAACCGTTGTCGGAGGGACACGTGTGCGACGAAGAGACGCGATTGACGTTTCAGTTGATTCAGAGAGACAGTCGACCATGTCCAAAGTGTGGCGAGATGATCACTAAGATTGTCGGAGGGTGCGATCAGATGTTTTGTACCGGGTGCAAGACCGCGTTTTCGTGGCGCACGGGAGAGATAGAGACCGGTCGCATACACAACCCCCATTTTTTCGAGGAAAAGCGCGCCGAAGGTTCCATCGGTCGAGAGTTGGGTGACATACCATGCGGGGGTTTACCTAGTTTTCGCGAACTCCGTGAGATGGGTGCACCCGAGATGATGGTTAGATACAGAATCATGCTCGGGACTGTCGAGCGATATTTCTTGTGGATGGGGAACGCCACGGAGACCGACGAACGACGACGGCACACACAGCGATATAGGATTCAATACATGGCGAACATCATCGACGAGAAAAGATTCAGGTCGGTGATTCAGCAGGTTGATAAGAAAATGCAGAAGGACATGGAGGTTCGAGAGATTTTCGAGATGGTGATAAACTGTGCGAGCGACCTTCTTCGCCAGTACGTCGTGCACCGAGATCAGCACGATATCGTATGGAGGCAGTTGTGCGAATTGGTCAAGTACACGAACGATGTCTTGAAGAGTAGGATATGGAAGCGATACAATTGTGTGACGCCTAGGCTCTTAAGTTTTTAATTTCGCCGTTGTAAGTAGATGATGCAAGAGTACGCTCTTTTGATATCAGCCATCGTCCTCGTCGCGTTGATGATACCCAGGTATCGAGACCCAGTTGTGTACGAATCCGCGGTGACGCGTCGCGAGTGCGAGTACATCATGGACAAAGCCCGTGAAAAATTGAAACCCTCCACCGTCGCCCTCTCGAGCGTGAAAGACGCCAAGGTGCGTCAGAGCGAGACGGCGTGGCTGACCACGGACGACGCGGTGATCAATGGGGTGTGTCGTCGACTGCTCAAGAACTGTGACCGACCGATAAAAAATTGTGAACAGTTGCAAGTCGTGCGCTACGAACCAGGGGGGTTCTATCGACCCCACCAGGACGCCTTCCAGGAGACGAGCAATAGGCGCATGTACACTTTCATCATCGCGTTGAACGATGGGTACGAGGGCGGCGAGACCTCGTTCCCCAACCTCGACAAGAAATTCAAACTGAAACAGGGTGACGTCTTATTGTTCGACACCCTCGATAATTACATGATGATAGCCGGCGGTGCTCTTCACGCGGGCATGCCCGTGCAGAGTGGTGAGAAATGGATCGCAAACTTGTGGGTACACACCCACCCCTACGATCGAAAGAGGGATTAGAGAGAGTGTGTGTAAATAATTCATGATCGACGTGCGAGCGCTCGCGCAAACCATATGGGACAAACTGGGTCCTGGCTACAGCGAGCGAGTCTACCACAATTGCATGGAGGTCTTATTACGAAAAGAAGGCATACCCTACGAATCTGAGCGAATCGTACCGATCTGTTTCGAAGGGCACACGGTCGGGAATTTGCGAGCGGACATCATCGTGAACTCCGAACTCGTTCTGGAATTCAAGGCGGTGGCGAAACTCACGGACGCGGCAGAGACCCAGGCGTGTCAATACCTGAGACTGTTGGGTCTCACGAAGGCGCACGTCATCAATTTCGGGACGAAGGATTTGGACGTGAAGACGGTCACGCTGCTGCAACCGTAAACATCCACATGTGTTCGGGTCTCGGTTCGGGGCTGCCAGGATCGAATTTCATGCCACCCAAGAATTTTTTCGGTCGAAGGTACCCGAACTGTTCGAGAAATTTCGGAATCGGACTTTGGTCATATCCGTGAATCTCGATGAGAAGCATGGGTTTGTGTTTCTCGAGTGTCTTCACCGCACCCAAGAGGACCTCCATCTCGTGATGTTCGACGTCGATCTTCACGATGGAGGGTGTCCCGTGGTACACGTCGTCCAGTCGGTCGCGCGAGGCTGACATGGGTTCCGCGTCCGTGCCATAATTGACCAGTGACGTCCCACCATAGTTCATCATGCCGTGTTCTTTCGGTGGGAGGTGAAGCACGCACTCACCCTTCTCCGACGAGAGGGCGATCGGGTGCACGGTGACGTCGTGTCTGAGGTAGGGATTTGCCTTCACGTTCTTGCTCACGATCTCGTGGAACACTGGTTCGAACGCGTGGACCGGACCGTAATCCGAGAACATGAGGGCGTTGTACCCTATGTTCGCCCCAATGTCGAGTATGTCCGTGTCCGGTTTGTAATGCGCCAAAATGTCCCTACGCATCCATCCATCCCACTCGTGTCCCGCGGCGATCGTGCGCCCGATGTACAGATCGTCGCGAATCACGTGAACGTTATAGCGCCCGTTATCGACGAGTCTGGTGTCGAACGTCGTCATCTACTACCTTTCTGCATTAAAATTACAACGACTTAGCGCGCTCTTCTTCTTGTTCGCGCGAAGCGTTGCACGCGAGTATCAGGAACGGGAACACCCGAATGATGTCCCTCCACTCCTTGTTGTTTTCTATGTAAAATTTCTCGGGGTCTGCGAGTCCCTCCGTGAGGATCTCCTCGGCGCGTCTCATGTGGAATTTTGCCTCTTGGACACAGTATGCGGTGTATTTGTCCATTACTACAAAGCCGCTTCTATTCTTTAACAGGTTGGCACGTATTGCCACTGAAGGTCGGCGCATATTCTTTCCCAAATTTTACACTGCATGTTCAGTTTCTCTCGACTCTTCAACAGGCTAAAATATGGTAACAGGTGATCCTCTTCGAGTAGTTCCAGACACTTGTAGGTGACGAAGGAGTAACTCAAAAAATTCTTCCTATTCGGTGCCACCTTCGCGACGTGGCGGTCGAACGGTTCCTGAATCAGGGCGAACATCTGTCTCAACTGTTCCTCTAATTGTTGACTCAATTTGGGGGGTTGGACACCCGTTATCATGCTACAGATTGTCGGGACGTGTTCGAAATATTTATTGTACCGACACTTTTTGAGGATCGCTCGCACCCGAGTCTGGGTGATTTCCTCGCATGAATTGATTTTCATCTTCTTCAATTCGGCTCGCACGGCTTCTATGACCTCGTCGGGTATGCGGGTCTGTTCCTGTGCCTGAAACGCCGAGATGTATTCGTTGAAATGGTTCTGACGCTTGTACGAGTACACGACGATCTTCGACGTCTCCTGTTCCTCCCTGAACGTCAGTTCCTCGCTGATGAGTTGTTGCTTACACACCATCCCACACTTTTCACATACCAACTCACTCGTGTCCGGGAACCACACGAGTTTACTCTCGGGGTCGTCCAAACACGTCGGGCACTGATCGTTCACCCTCTCGACCGGTCGCGGTAAGTTTTCATTCTCAACCTCGATCAGGTAGTCGAGGTAAATATCTTTCCTCTGTAGCCCCCTGGTCTCGGTGACGTTGAAGATGTTATCTTCGTTTGTCGTAGCCTCGGCGTCCTCTTCGTCGTCGTCGGCGTACGCCTTCATGAATGGCATGCACTTGATGATATACTCGCTCATGGCATCTTCGTGCGCCTTCTTATTTTCGGGATCATTCTCGATCAGCTCTCGATATTCGGCTATCTTCCTGTCGTAGGAGGTTAAAAAATTCCCATTCATGTAAACTAAATGCTTGTAAATCTTTTAACCTATGTCTGGGGAATGTATCGTCGACTGACGACTCCGCGCGATTACGAGATTTATCGCGAAGATCTCGAGTATTACATCGACCCGTCCAGGAATTACGTGGTCGACGACGATTTCTGGGACAACGAGAGTCGCCACTGGGTGACCCTCGACGCGTTGTACTCGGACGTTCGAGGGAAAAAGTACCGCAACACGGACGTGCCCCAGTGCGTGACGAAACTTTTGAGTCGAGTCAAGTATTGGTACCGAGGTCATAAGTACACCTTCATCGCGGACAACGTCGATTTCACATTTCCACCGGACGATAAGAAGGGGAGCATGATGTTCAGCCTTCCCATCATGCGAGCGGTTTTACTCGACCACGACGACAAACCAGTTCGCGACGTCACGACCAAGATCACTCGAGCCGCCGGACCGAGATACAATTTCCACGATCAGTGCGTGGCGATTCGCGACGTGTTATTTTTCGACGAAGGCACGTTGAAGGAAGAGTATCCAAAAATTAAAGTTACAAACGCCGTGGGACAGAGTTCTATCTCTTCGACTCTCACCGACGACACTACTCACATTCTGCGATTTTGCTAGCCAAGTAGAACGATAATGAACCAAGACAAGCCACGTTATATACAATTTTCAAAAAGCGATTTTCACTTTCTTGCATCAGCTGCATCGAACTGCACATGCTCGCTGACTTGGCGAAAATGTTCAGATACTTTAGGGAGAAAAGACCGGTCAATTTTTCCTCGATCGTCTCCACGGTCTCGATCTCAGTGTCCTGGGAAGCGAAATCGCCCTCACACTGGAACCGGATACGGTTTTTCTCGCGAGTGATGACGATCTCCCCGCTCGACACGTGATTCATGTCCCTGAGGAGTCGTTGGAAATCCACACTCGGGAGCGTCGTGATGATGTTCATGGAAATCTCGGGAAGCGTGATTCTGGACTCGTTGATGTCCAAGAGTTTCAGCGCGAACTCGGTTTTGCTCTTCTTGTCTTGGGACTCGATCGTGATGTTGAGGAATTCTTTGTCGTCGATGGCGAGTTTCAACACGTCGTTCGACGAGATGGTCTTCAACAGTTTGAAACAGTTCGCGATGTTCACACCGGCGATGATTTCCTCTTCGTCACATGTGTACTCTTCGAAATTAGAGGCGTGTAATTGAAGGTCGATGAGCGACGTCCTCGCCGTGTCCAGGCACGTGATGAACATACCCGACGGACGAAACATGATATTGACATCGTTCAGGATATCCTTCAACGTCTCGAAGGTCGATTTGAAAGCGCTCGCTTGGACGGTGGTCAGACGCAGTGGCATTGTTCCTACACTGGATGCTATCGTTTTCTTTATGTCTGATACTGTGAAGCCTGGACCTGCTTTTTAATTTTCGCCTCAATCTCGGGTGTCATCGGCGCCGCCAGGGACGTGCCGTAACTATCCAGAGCAAACAAGTCGCCGACGCCGTCGTCATCGTCCTCGATGCTCACGCCACAGTTCCCCCTGAGGGAACAGTTCTCGATTTCGTCGGGCGGCAGCAGGCTTCGCAGCCACGCTTTGATTTCCTGTCCGACTAGGAATTTCTGATTTTTCGTCAAGAGGGTCGGCACGCGATTGATTTGATTTCGATAGTGTTGGGGAATCGGTTGGGCGTGAATGTTGTGGTAACTCACGAGCGATTTCAGTGCTGGGTTTTTCTTGATGAACTCGATGATGTCGTTACAGTGCTCACACTTTGGACTGTAGATGAGGAGAGACATTCTCTGTGATCTGATATATGAGTCGAGTTTTGTTCAAAAAAATTTCACGCGTTAGATTATAAATGAATTGGTGGGTCATCGCACTCATCGTGCTCGTTGTGTATGCACTCACCACCATGAAACCCAGGACGGAGAAATATCGAGAGATGTTCGGGTTCGCCGGACACCAAAAGCGTGAACAGGTCAGGTTCAAAGATCCCGCGTACAACACCTCGAAGCTTCGCGAGACCGAAGCCAAGGTGACGAACGATGTCATGGAAGAACTCGTGACGAAGACCTTGGCTGAGATTCAAAGTCGCACGGGCGCGTGCTGTAACATCATCGAGACCACGGCGCTGAAATATTACACTGGAATCAACAACGTGTACAAGGTGCAATTCATGTGTGTCGAGACCGGTGGGTTCCCGTACGCGTTCTCCGTCGCCGCGACCCTCGTCATGAAGGGTGACACCGCCACGGTCGTATCCCTTCGTTCACAACCGCTCAATTCGGAGTCCCCCTCGAACGTCGATGCGTTCGAAAACGCCTCCGGAGAGGGAGCGGAGTTCCTCGATTTCAAACTCGTTCAGGACATCTCCGAGCTGAGCTAAATCAAGGCAAAAATAAAATGATTCAATATTAATGCTCTTGGACGAGATCCGTAGACTCGATGAGAAGAAGCTCCAATTGAAGAAGGAGCTGTACAAGAACATATACGCCCAGTTCGAGCGGAAGATACGCCGTGCGGTCGAAATGGGGCAGAAAAGCATAGTGCTTCGAACGCCAGGATTCGTCGTCGGGTATCCACCATTCAACGTCGAGGCTGCGACGCGATACATGCATAGACAGCTCACCAGGGGTGGGTTCGATGTTCAGCTCGTGACGGTGGCGGATATGCTCGTGTCATGGGACGTTCGAAGGAAGAAAACACAGAAGAAGGTCGAGGAGGATGAAACCACCGACGAATACCCATCGCTCATGAATCTCCGTAAGGTGGCGAATCAGTGGAGGAACGCGTGAACCCAGGATTTTTTTATCCTGCACACACAGTAAAATGGACATCAACGTTCTCGTCGAGGCTAAACGTGAATACACGAACCAGCTTTGTCTGATTATGATTCCCCATTTGATTACGACGTTCCAAGACCTGTACGAGGAGGCTGTGCGCGAATCCAAGAACCGCAAGCCCCTGATCCATTTCCAGCGATATCTGAAAGAGGTTCCGAATTTCAGTTCATCCATGTCCCAAAAGCACGCGTCCGAAATCACAGCTCGATGCAATTGGTTCAACGATCTCCTCGCCGCGGTCTTCGTGTCGAGTGTGAAAATCCTCTCGTCCGTGCGTCTTCGCCCGGAGTCTGGGAAGAAGATTTCGGTCAAGGTGCCCACGGAGGAGGTGTTCGTGCAGAGCGTGTTGAACGCGTGCGCGAAGAACCTCTATCGCGACCCGTACATCTACCACGAGCAGATGAGCGAGTACGACCGCGACGATCAGCTCACCAAGCGATACACGACCGCCATCGATGAGACCATCAAGGATTTGTTACCAGTGCAGCAGATCTTGAGCACGTACATGCAGAACGATTCGACGAGCAACGATCGCGAGATCGATCTGGACGGTGAGATTCAGGACGAAGACCCAGAGGAGATCGAGGACGAACCGTTACCGCCACAACCCGTGCCGGAACCCGTGCCGGAACCCGTCGTACCGGACCAGCCAGTACCAGAGCCCGTACCCGAGCCGCCGTCTCTGCAAGAATTCAAAGACATTCAAGGCGTGCCACCGGACGAGGGGGTGGGGGAGGAGGAGCCGCCGGCACCGCCGACGACCGTACCAGAACCGGTGGAAGATATGATTCCCGAGGGCACGCCCCAATCTCTGTTCGAAGACGCCCCGGACAGTCGCGTAAAAAAACCTAACTACATGTAACAATGGAACTCAGTGAGGCTCTTCGCGAGCCGATGTCCGCGGCGATCATCGGCGGTGCTATCACGGCTGCCTACATTCACGTCAAGGCGCGGATGAACAACGAGGGTGTGCTTCAGACGCACCAGTACACCAAACCTGCTGTGCTCGTCGCCCTCCTCGTGTACTTTATCGTGAGTCAGGGTATCGGGGCGAAGGAGAGCATCAGCACCGAACCATTCTGAACTTAAAGACTTAGCATTAGTGAACACTACAACACCATGGCATCCGTTGGTGCGTTTGTGCAGATGATGGGCGATTTCCTCGGTGAAATGCAAAACCTCTTCCCAGACGAGAAGGGTATCACCAAATTCGCGACCCAGTTCGATCTCCTCAAAAGCACCAATCCGAGGAAATGCGTTGAGACGTACATGAGCGGCATCGCGCCGTACGTCGGACTCGTCACGTCCAAGGACGAATCTTTATTCCAGGAACTCGAAAAGAGCGAGTACTTGAAAGACCTCAACCTGGCGAAGAATTGGTCTTCCATCAGTGAACACTCGAAGGGGTGCATCTGGCAGTACCTGTCGACGCTTTACATGCTCGGCACGACGATCGTCAGCATTCCGACGGAGACGCTGGCGGCGATCGAAAACATCGCCAAAGACTGCGCTTCCAAGATCGAGGACGGTGAGGGTGGATTAGACCAGGAAGCGCTTATGAAGGCGATGAGCAACATGCTCGGAGGCATGATGAACCCTCCCCAATAAATAAATCTTTGTCTTATGTAATATGACTACTTGGTTCGAGTCACCTAAGGAACTTGTGCGAGCCGACCGCGTGTCCCAATTTTGGCCAAACTCCAGTCAGCATCCAGCCGACCGAGTGAACGCTGCCAGTCGATTCATCATCTACGCGACGTGTGTCTTGTATCTCATTCGTAGAGACGTCAGAGTGTTTGTTCTCGGTGCGACGTGTTTGGGTGTTCTGTACGTCATGTACAGGAACGACATGGTGACCAGCCCGGTCGGCAACCCGACGCAAGCCGGAGAGAACGATCATTTCGCGTGCGAGATGCCCACCCCCGAAAACCCCATGCAGAACGTGATGTTGCACGAATATACGGACAAGCCTAACCGCAAGCCGGCGTGCTATTACCCCACCGTGAAACCGTTCGTGGACAGAATGATGGACGACACGTTCAAGTTCGGTCCCGGGCGCAGCAGAACGCCACTCCCGGAATACCAGAAGCGATTCGCCGCGCGACAATTCGTCACCGCGCCCGTGAGCAGCATCCCGGGCGACCAGACCGCGTTCGCTGAGGCTCTCTATGGAAGCAAGGGTGGTCCGATGTGTCGTTCGCATCCGGCGGCGTGTAGCCCCGACATGCGAGGGGTCCAAGCGCAAGCGTTCGGTGGGTTGCACATGAGCGGTGCGCGTCGTTAAAAAATAAATTCCCCCCTTACTATATAATGGCGCAACAACTCCAGCCCGGACTCAGACTCGTTGACGACGCGGAATCGCGTCCGGCGCAACCGGCGACTGAATCCTTCTTCGCCTACCCCCAAAGCAGCAACTTGAACTATGGTGGTCGCCCGAACGCGTTTGTGTATGGAACGGCTCCGGCGATGTTCGGTAAGGGCGCACCGGCTGCACACATCGAGACCGACGATGAACTCCGTCCGCAGTCCACGAAGACGTTCAACAAGAAATTTGCCGAGCCGTTCAGACAGCAATTGCACCCGTTGATGAACGTGGATTGCAAACTCCCCCTGCGAACGATCGATTTCGAACCGTCGTCGTCCCGCGCCGAACTCCAGAACGATCTCTTCACGCAGAGGTACCAAAGTAGAAAATAATTATGTTGCCAACTAGTAACAGATGGCAGATCCCCTGTCTCTCCTCGCAGTGGCAGCTCTGGTCTACACGGGTCGACAGTTGTCCGAGAAATCGGAACCTGTCCAAAAAGCACCAGAGCCCCCGCTTCTCCAAGAAGAGCCCCAAGAAGAAATAGAGGTCGAGGACGGTTTGGAATTCGATTTCAGTGGTAAGCGTGAAATGGGCAGTTTCGCCACCGTCGCCCCGCAGAAGCGAAGCTCGGGTGGTGAGATGCTAGAGATGCGAAACCGAGTCTATGACACCGGACGCATGGGTAACGTGTCGCCGGTCGAGCGTCAGTTGGTAGGTCCCGGTCTGGGTCTGGACGCGAATACGCCCGCGCTCGGAGGTCACCAACAGTTGTTTAGGGTCATGCCCGAGAACGTCGGCGCGTACCGACTCACCACGCTCCGCGGTGGCAGTGGTCCAGCGTTCGATCACACCGGTGGTCGCTCGTCCCAGCCCTCCATCGTCCAAAACAACCGACCGGAGAAGACGGCGTTCCTTCCGGATCGTCTGCCCCCGAGCAAGGGTCGCGCGGCGGTGAGCGGTGCCGTGGTCAGGAGCGAGCACGAGAAGACCAAGCGCACGACGAACCGTTCTCAGACGGGCTTACGCACGGACGGGTTGGACAAGGGTGCGGCGAAGCGTTTCATCGGTGCTCAGACCGTGCCCCAGCTCCCGACTCGATTCAAGACCGACACCAACACTGGGTCGTTCTGGCACGTCAACAACCCCCAACCGGGTATTCACTCGCATCACGGTGGTTACACGATGTCCCCGGCGGCGCAGGTACAGGCGAAGACGAACGACGAACTCATGCGCGCGGGTATGCGCCCAGAGGACAAGCGTGGGATGCCCGGTCGCACCAACAACCCGGGTCGCATGAACGTTCGAGGACACCCGTCCCAGCAGGGAGGTGCTCTCACCGCCGTGCGCGCGGACGTCAACAGCGGGCGATTCAACGCCGCGAACGGTGGGTGGACACAGGACTACAAGCCTCCGGCGTTTCAAGATCTCAACGCGTACAAGGGACAGGTCAATCCGAACGCTACCATGCATTCGCTCGATATCGCCAAACGTCAATTATCAAACAATCCGTTCGCGCACACGCTCTGTAAATAAATGTCCGTCGATTTCATGTTTGAACACGTGATTCGATTTTTCCAGTCACACCCTAGAACCTTTTACACTCGATCATTCAGTTACCTGTGGGGTGAGTGAGTGAACAATCTCGCTAACATTTATAATCTCCCTAAATGTTAGATGGATCACATAGTAGACGTCGACAGTGGAGAGAGAGATCCCGTCCTGAACGCCTCACCGAGCGATTACGTGGTCGCGTTGAAGACTCCCCTGTACGACGTGACGAAAATCGAACTCGTCTCGGCGAGGATTCCACATCAGTCCGTGTTACACGACTCTAACAATAAGTTCACTATCGAGGTCGACGCTTTGGCATCGGACGGGGTCACCGCCCTACCCGACGCCGGTTCGTACGACATCGAACTCACGTCGAGACAATTCACCGGCGGCACCGCCCTAAAAGATCACGTGGTCGCCAGAATCCAGTCCGCGGGCATCACGACCATCGATTTAGTGGAGTGGCGATCGACCAGGAATTCGTTGAAATTTTCCAACGTCGCTTCGACGAGTGGATTGAATTACAATTACACGCTGAAATTCAACACGGGCGTGGACGGGTGGTCCACGGACGCCAAGGATCGAACGACACCCAACCAACTCCTGGGGTTCACGGCGGCGGATCATCGATCGACGAACGGGGTGATCAACCTAGAGGGTCGAGTGAATTACGAATACCCGGCGAAGATGTACGTGTTGAAGATTTCCACCGGGTCCGATGAATTCAACCAGGATTGTTACACCGATTCACCCTTCTACACGGGAACCCTTCTGAACACCATGCTCGACCCCACTGATCAGTTCATGGTGTATTCTGGACAAGACGACGTCGTGTTACATGAATTCATTCGGGGTCCACAGAAACACGTGGACTCGCTTCGCCTTCAGTGGTTCGCTCGAGAAAACAACAAGCTCGTGCCGTGTGATTTTAGATCACAAGATCACTGCATGAAATTCAGAATCACTGGAAATCTCGATCGCACCCTGAACCTGCCCAAGGTCGTCGAGGAAGACGTTTTGGAATTACCGCCACCAATAAACATTCCGGAGTTAAACGGACGTGTTTATGACTGGAAAAAATTCGTTCCATTGGTTATCATTCTCTTTGTTGGGTTTGCCCTGATAAAGATGCTTAGCGCGTGATCGCGAACTGGGATTGTTGCGGCTTGGTGACACGCTTGGAGACACGGGAGACGATCATGAAGATCAAGACCGACAAGAGCGTCGTGAGGAGGGCGGTGACGGTGTTTTGCGCCAAACCGTTTTGGCGACCCGGGATGACACGGGACACGACGAATCGCGCAAGATCAGCCCACGAGATAGCCGCCGCGAAGGCGAAGCCTCCGACGAGGGCGTTCAAGGATTGCGCTTCAACCTCTTGGGCGACGAGGACAACTTGCTCGGACATGGTATAGTATATAAGGACCGGAGAAAAAAATATCACTCACTCGGGGAGTAAAGGTTCCTTTGTTAAAATTTTTTTATACTTAATGTTGTGTTTCCTGCTGGTGATTTGAGCGGGAACTATTTCATCATCCTCCTCTTCGTCGGAATCTTCTGAATCTTCCGACGAAGAGTCTTCGACGAGCACCTTAAAACTCGTGGACGTGGCATCGTATGCCTGTGGCTCTTCTACTTTAGCCCACGAGGTGCTCATTACTATTTATGGCATTAAAAAGATACTCTTCCACAGGCGATTCTGGTTTCCATTCATCCCACGTATCGAACGCCAGATTCACTCGCCTGAAGATCTCATCGTCCCCGGTGTATCGAGTGAACCCTTCCTCGTCAGTCTCTTCGACGATCTCAACTCCCTCGTCGTCCTCATCGTCATCGTCGTCCACGTCCTGGAGAATTGAACCGATGTCCTGACCCACTGTGTATCGAGCACAATACTTGAGGGCGTACTCGAAATCTTTGGCGGTGATGGCGTCCCTGCCACACGCCCCACAGTATTCGGCAGCCAGTATGACCGCCTTTTCGAAGACAGGCGTGATTATGTTCACGGCTGTTCCTTCGAAATCCATTTACCTGTTATCGTCAAATAAAGTTCTCCCATATCCCTCGCTTATTCGCAGCACGTTCGCCGACACCGCGATCAAACGAATCTGTCGGGAGTAATCAGGATTCGGATGAAGCACGAGGTCCACCAATTGATCCTTGATGAACGACATGTTGATCGAACCAGACGGTGCACTCTTCTGTGGTTCTAACGCCCACGAATAACTGTAAAATCTCCGAATCAATTGGGTTTTGCTGTGATGAATTCCACCCATGACCGCCTTGAGGAACAGTCCGTTCCCCGTCACGGTGTCCAACACGGGCGTGCCGTCGAACGTCAGACTCATGCTCTTCAGGTGTTCGTACAAAACCTGCCCGTCCTCTGCGCTGTATTTCCCATACCCGGTCGCAGAGTCGTTCGTGATGTTATCGAAATCCAAGGGTGAACAGAATCGTAGTTCCTGACCCAAATCCTCTCGTTGGATCACACACAACAACTCTTTCACGGGATTGTTGAACGAGGTGCGAAGGCGAGCGGTCGTCGCCCCCGCGGCGACCGTGAATTCCTGTCGCTGGTACTGATGGATCACGTAATCCACCGGAGTGTTTTGAATCTTCGCTCGTTCGAACTCGTCCACGAAGACCACCTCCGCGTCCAAGGTGAAATCCGTCAGGCGCGGGGTCGTCGAGAGGGTCGGTCGGGTGGCGTTGTCCACGTCCGGATCCGAACTGATGTTTTGATAGGACACCACCAACGGGGCGTAGTCCCGCAACTTGACCTCGACGAACACCTCCTGCTTGTGCAGCGCGCACAGTGGCACGGCGAGGTGTTCCTTCATGTAAAACCAAAACGGCAAGTCCACGATCCACTTGGTCTCCGTCGTCGCCTGACTCCCTAGGTAATACAGGATCGATTTGCTCCCGACTCGCGTGCCCGCCGATCGAATCGGGTATTTCCCTATCAACTGTGCCAGTGCGTTTTGCTTCGTCTGGGTCACGTGATGTTCGCTGTGTATGGTCAACTCATCGCTCGTCAAGCGCTGAATGACGACGTCGCCCATGATGAAATCCACCCGCTCGATGATAGCGTGTCCGATGGACTCGATCCAGCCAGTGGCGGATCGCCCCGTGCGCGGTAACGTCATTCTGAACGCCAGGTTTGTCAATACATCTCCGGTGTTAGAGGCGATCTTGAAGCGAAGGGTCTGTCCGAAATCGGGCGTTCCCTCGCCGAGGTGTTCCAAGTTCACGGTCTGCGAGGCAAACGCCGCTCTTTTGTGGAACAATTCCTTGAACGGTGTGTACTCTGGATCGTCGATCAGGTATGCATCTCTGGATCCTTCACCGGAAACCGTGAGCTGTGTTCGACCAGCCATTACTACTATTACCAATCAGAATTTTAAACCACAAATCCCATCGGATATCGTGAGGATGTTATGATTCTTGGCGAACACGCGGACGATGTTATCGTACCCGGCGTACTCCGCCATCTGCTGAATTTGAACCTTCAGATGTTGATGTCCCACCCGACTGAAATTCACCTGACCCGTTGGGTGGTACGCGTCGGGGCGAAGCGCCCAACTGTACGCACCGAAATTCCCTCGAATGGTGTGGTTGAACACGATGTCCGGGTCACCGTCGGCGACGACCTCCGTCGTCAACACGGTCTGCACGATCGGACTGTTCACGTGTCGTCGAAGGGGGACCTCGTACGTCAAATATTTGTAATCGTGGTCGAAGACGACCTCGTTGTTGAACCGTAACTCGACCCGCTCGATCGGGTTGAACGTGTTCGGAAAATTCGCCACCACCGACGCCTTGCTCCTCGACAGGAAATACATCTCCTTGACCGGGTGTTGGAATTTCAACAACACGCTCCTCTCGGTCTCCCCGTACGGGATTTCGAACTCAGCCTTTTGGAGTTGGGTGATGCAATAGTCCAGTGGGGTCGACATGTAATAGTTTCGTTCGTCCTCGCCCACGTAGGCGAACTCGCAGTCGAGACTCATGTTTTTGATTTGTGCGGTGACCCCTGGAACGTGCCCGTAGAAGATCATCTCCTCGAGTGGACGAAGCTTCAGCCTGACCTCGACGATTTGTTTCGTCAACGCACACGTGGGAATGCTCAGTGCACTGTGTTTGTGGAAATAGAATGGAATGTCGAGAAAGTACGTGTACTGACCGGTGTAGGACAGGAAATTACCGTGACCCGACAGAAAATATTCCGTCTGCTCGATGTCGTCGCTGGTGAGGGTCAGTTGGGAATTCATGTATATGTACTCGCCTGTGATTCGCTCGATTGTCTGAGAACCTATCACCAGATCGGCGTATTCAATCAGGTGACTGATTACACTGGGTGGGTAATAATTGTTGTTCCACACACTGGAAAAATCTGGTTTCGGATCGGTGAGCGTCACCCGGAGGGTCATGTTTCGTATGAGGTCACCCCGACTCGGATCGATCAGTGCCGTCACGTGTTTGCCAAAATCGATCGACCCACCGCCCTCGAACGGGACCTCGATTTGTTCCACGCTGAACGGCGTGCTCCTCTTATACCGTTTCAGGAAATGACTATACGACGGCTTGCCGACGAGCCACCCGTCGAGCGAACCCGTGGTTGCCAATTTCAATCTGCCGACTGTGGACATCTACGATTAACTCACAAAAGTTTTCGCGTCAGACTCGAGCACTTTCTTTGTCCAGTATTACCAGATGAACCTTCAACTCAAGCGATTCAATCCGAGGACCATGCCCGATGACGCCGTGTGCGTCTTCGTTGGCAAACGTCGCACGGGAAAATCACAGCTTTTGAAGGACATGATGTATCATAAGAGACACATCCCCGCGGGTGTCGTCCTCAGTGGTACAGAGGAAGGGAATTCGTTCTTTGGAACATTCGTTCCTGACCTGTTTGTATATGGTGATTACGACAAGGAGGCGCTCGAAAGAGTCGTCGGTCGACAGAAACAGTGCATCGCGTCGAAGAAATGTCAACCGGCGTTCGTCGTCCTCGATGATTGCATGTACAACCCATCCTTCCTCAAAGACAAAATCATACGTCAGTGCTTCATGAACGGGAGACACTGGAAACTGTGGTTTGCCCTTACGCTGCAGTACTCTATGGATTTACCCCCTAGTTTAAGGGCTAATTGTGACTATGTGTTTGTTCTTCGCGAAAACGTATTAGCGAACAGAGAGCGGCTATGGAAGAATTTTTTCGGGGTTGTACCAACGTTCGATATGTTTTGTAAGATATTGGACGCCACCACGGAAAACTATGAGTGTTTGGTGCTAGATAACACGTCGACGTCCAATAAGCTGACAGACTGCATCTTCTACTACAAGGCTGACCTACGCAAAAATTTCAGGGTGGGGTCACCAAAATTTTGGAGCATACACAAGAAGATGTACAACCCGTCCCACGCCAGGGATGATACGAGGAAGGCGGACAAGAAGACGGCGCTGAAAATCACGAAGAAAAAATAAGGCGTCTTCAATAATGAACGATTCGATTCAGAGCGTGAATCTAGCGGACGATTCCCAATACGTATCGTTGAACGCTGACACGTCGAACCCACCCCCGTCTACTGCCACCACGACCGTGCGCGAAGCGGAGACAACGACAGCGTTCGTCGAACAGGAAAAAAATCTCGTTCAACAACATACGGGAATGATGGATTCCACACCTATTTCGGATCTCATGATTGAAGACATGGACCAACAGCCGATGCTTCAACAACAGCCGATGCTTCAACAACAGCCGAGGATGCAAAGTCTGCAGATGCAGGCTCCGCAGAGTGGTCAGATGATGCCGATGGCGCAACAACAAGAGCCAGTCGTCGTCGAGAGCAAGAATTTCATGAATTTGACGGATGATCAACTGATCGCTCTGGTGGCGGGCGTCGCCGCGAGCATCGCGATCAGTAAACCGATTCAGGACAAGTTGGTGACCAGCGTTCCGAATTTCTTGGACAACGCCGGAAGCCGATCGTTGGTGGGGTTAGCCGCCACCGGCGCGGTCGCCGCCGTTGTGTTTTACATCGCCAAGTCCTACGTCGTCAGTCGCTGATGTGTTCTCCACAGAATTCCGTAGGACCCTCGATGCGTTTGTAAATATTCAGACTCACGCACACGTCCCTGAGATCTTTGTAGTTTGACCAGAACAAGTCGCTGTGGTCGTACGTCTTCACAGTGCAGTGGGCAAGCTCATGGATCAACACGTGGAATATTTCGTTCGCGGTCCCTTGTAAACACAGGGTGATGTTCGCACCCTTGTTGGTGTTGAAACCGACCGTGTCCTTCATGCTCTTGAACGCGGTGAGTGGTTTCGGGTCCCACAGCATCTGAAACCGAAGATTGTTCGTCTCGCGAAGGTGGTCTCGAAGGATTTTGTATCGACGACGCACCTCCACCATCTCCGGTGGTTCGCGCGTTCGAGACAATACGATCACGTTCACGGCGAGAAGGAGTGGTAGGAAGAACATGGTCACTTACTTATTAAAAACAAATAAAAATTTACTATACATCTGTGAGATCCTCTCCCCCTGTAGGGGTTCCCACATGTGTAACTTAAATCCAGAGTTCTCCAACGACGTGATCAACACGTCCGAGTAACACACCGGTTCGGATTTAGGTCCGTCGTCGTAGAAGGGCACGCCCGCGAGCTGGACGAACAATTTTTCGCCAAAATCACCATTCCCGTGTGGCAGTTTCATCTTGAAAAAGTTTCCCTCCTCGTCTTGGTAGGGTGTTATGGAAAGGATGCGACGACTGTCGGGTATGACCCCGATCAATTTCCCACCGCGCTTCATGCGTTTCTTGATTTCCCTGATTGTCGACTCGAAGAGTGTTTTGGACTGGAAACAGTAATGTAAACTGAAATTGTACACGATGACGTCGAACGGGCGCTTGGGCGCGGCGTGAATGTCGCCGTGGTAAAAATTCACCCGACGCATGTCCAGATTTTTCGCGCGCTGTCGAGCCTCTACCAACGCGGATCCCTCGGGATCGCACATATTCAGATTCGTGACCCCCGCGGATTTGTATTTCGGAAGGTCACCCCCGAACCCACACCCGACGTCCAACACGTGACAGTCTTGTGTGCATGCGAAGGTGATGAGTTCGCGCTTCACGAAATTGTGATGCTTTCGAATCGCCTCCATTACTTACTAAAGTAACACGAATCCAAGTTCGGTGTTTTTCAGCGGTGATGATTTCCAGTTGTACAGGTAATAGTGAAGGGCACCCTCCGCGCGAATGAACCTCCGCTCGCGCAACTCTTTTTCCGTGAACGGGGCGTCGAGACAGTTGAGCACGTCGAAGCCCGCGTTCTTCGCCAGTATGATGGCGTCTTGAAGCGCCCCCTGTCCCACGGCGTGTAACACGTACGCCTGTCTGTTCGTCACGCCCCTCTGCCTGTGTCCGACCTCGTACAGACAGACCACTTTCCCCTCCCCCGTGAACACGTGTGGCAGACGAAGCAGGTGCTGGACGTAATCCTCGTCCACGTCCCTGCACAGACGAAGACTGTTCGCCTCCGCCCTGAGAATGTTGAGGATATCCGCGGCGTCGTCCTGTGTGGCGCGGTGGAGCACGGACGTGCCGCGGACGTCGAATACGCGCGCGTTCGGTCGGTCGGTCTCGTAAAACCCTGATTTTATCAGATTCGGGACATTGAGTAATCTGTGCCAGTAATACGTGCTCGCCACCGGGTGCGGGAGCTCGTGTTCGGCGGTGTATATGGCTTGGTGGATCCCTCGGAGCACTGCGCGACGCGTGACCTCGCGAATGAGGAGCGGTGCGAGACGCTTGTCTCGAAGGCGCCTTGACACGCACAGAAACGTGATCTCGACCACGTCACGACGACACCCTTCGACGCGCATCACACTCGGACGCGCCGCGATGAAGCCGACGAGTTTTCCACCTTTCCGCAGGGCGATGTTCCAGTACGGGTCCGCGTGAAGCACCCACTCGATGATATTCTTGGAATAGTCCATGCTCGACACCTCATCGCTCAGGTAGTGCGCGGACAGAAGATTTCGGAGTTCGTGCGTCTGACACGTCGACCACTCGAACCCCTCGGGGAGTTCGATCGGCGCGTCTCCGGCGTCGAGGGTCACCGCATCCTTCCCCACGGGCTGTGTGTCCCAGAATTCATGAACCATTCTGTATTGGTTTGTGTGTACCTTTTTAAATTAAAGAAATCATGACAGGGTATTGTACAAGGAAACCATGAGCCTTCTCGACCAAGATTACGATCTCCCACCGGGTCAGCTTTTCGCCTGCATCTCCGTCGTCGGTCCGGAGACCCCCCAGCGATCCGATAATTTCGCGGTCAAGATCCGAGGAGTCTTCGGTACTCGCGACGAGGCGGCGAAGCATGCCTCGCGTCTCCAAAAATCAGACGACACGTTTGACATCTACGTCGCAGATGTGGGTAAGTGGCTGTTGTTACCGCCACCCAAGGACTTGAGCGACGCGCATTATGCCAATGACAAACTCGAAGAGCTATTTTCCGAATACAAGGAGAATCAAATCCAAGCGAAGAAGATGTTCGAAGAGCGCAAGAGAGGCATGATCGAGCGACCGGACGGAAACTACGCCGTTCCGGGCGACGAGCACAGCGCGTTCTACACCAAACCGGACGAACCGCCTATCAGCCACCCGTCGGACATCGTCGACAAACTCAAGGTCGAACATCCCGACTGGGAGATGCCGAAACTCATCGAAGAGGCGGACAAGGTCGTCGCCCAGGAGATCGAAGAGCGCAAGAAGGCACGCGAAGCCGAAGCTGAAGCCGCCGCGGAAGCTCCGACCGAGGAGTCCAAGGAATAAATTTCATACCATATTGTAATGAGTGCACTTTCAATTATACTCAATGTTGTGACCCTACTCATAGTCTTCTATGCCATCATGATACACGGTGACGCGCTCGACATAGACAGGAAAAAGAAACCAGACACGGCGAGTGGGGTGATGGAGGAAAATCTCACAGATCCACTCGTCGTGGGAAGGGGGTATTTCACGGACAGGGAAAGGTTTGGACGTATAGGTAAATTTACAGGCAATGATCTAGGGGTTCCGGAAGATAACTGGACTAATCATCGTTTTGCCCATGAAGAATCCTAAGAGGAACGCCACGAACGCCATGAGGTATGTGTTCTTGTCCAGTGACGTAATGTCGAACTGTTGTTGCGCGGGGTACGCGGTATACATCTGCGGTGGTGGTGCCTGTTCCATGTAGTAGGGCTGTTGTTGTTGGTCGTGCATGTATTCGTCTATGGGCGAACTGTCTTGTCGATCGTCGTCGGGTAGCGGCAGGGGTGGCTCTTTGGGTACATGGATGTTTGGATTGTAATTGATCGCTTCGCCGATATCAGTTTCCATATTGTTATAAAAAAGTACATTCCTTTTAACCCCGTCTATACCTCTTCCTTCTCATAATCGCTCGTAGGTCTTCTTCCTCATCCTCCTCCTCGGACGACGAATCTTCCTCGATTTCAGATTCAGTCTCGTCGTCCGAAGATTCGTAGTAGGAATCGTCGCTCTCACTGTCATCGTATTCATCATCGGCGACGATCAATCCAATGACGTTCCCGAGTTCGTCCAAGTCCAATGAGTCGTTGTCGTCCTCGGAGTCGTCGGAGTCGTCGGAGTCGGAGACCTCGTCGTCCGTGTCGATGTCAGACGCGTCTAAGACGTCAGAATCGTCGTCGTATTCTGAATCTGAGAAATCATCCTCGGCGAAATCGAGGTCCGGAATGTAAATCTCTTCCGGCTTCTTGATGGCGCGTCCAGATCTCGTTCTCGTGGTCATGATGATTATTCTGCTTTGTATTCAAATGTTTCGTTTAAGTACTTTGGTGTGAATCGTTTCTCTTCACGGAGTGCGCTGTCCATAATCGACAGTTCCGCCTTGAACCCTATCCTTGAGACAAGATCGTCTATATCTGACTCGATTCCAAATTTATTGAATTTCAAATTACTCAGATGATCGAGTGCGGTGTACAGAAAATACGATGCCACGTTCGGGTCGTCGATGTACAGTTGGATCTTGTTGATGTTTTTCAAAAACTCCATGAATTCCGTCGGGTCGACGCCAGAAAATTTGTGCGCTTCGGTTTTCAAATCGTGAAGGTCGAGGGTCACGCGCTGACGCTGTGAGGTGAGAAGGTACGTTAAAACACCGGTCGCCCCTACTAGGTAGAGCGCCATCTACTATGTGGAAGGTTTATTTTTTCTTGAGTTTGTCCACCGTGCTCGCGAACAGCTTGAACTTTTGCATGTTTGGACACCCACACGTTTGCTGAATCATACCCGACTTGTCAATGGTGAAACTCACAAACTTGTCATGGTCCTGTGCCTTCTTCGCACAAAATTTTGAATTCGTCGTGATCAACACCCGACCCGCTTTCTTAGACACCTCGACGATCTTCGTACTGTCGTGTCCCGAAAAATATTTTTGAATGAACGTCTCCAGCTCTGACTTGACGTCCGAGAAATTCGATCGAGGCGGAGGCGCGGCGGGTCGCTTTCTCTTCAGCGGTGCCGACTGTTCCGAAAACAACGCCTTCTTCACCTCGGACGTGAGTTTGTATTCCTTCCCGGTGAAATCCTTACAGAATCCCATGTGACGACCCACCAGTGTCTCGCATCGACAGAAACACTTTTGCATGACTTGTTCATTGGTGACTAAAAACCACACGTGATTCCCCCCGTGGTCCCGTTTCGTGTTCTCGCAGTACCGACTCGTCGTCGACACGATGAGGTTCCCATTATTCTGTTTGTAAGCCTTGGTCAGACGCGCGTTCCCCTGCCCCTCCATGTATTTCTGCACGAACGCCTCGAGTTGCGCCACCGCGACGTCGTCCGTGAATTCATCCCTCGTCTCCTGTTTCGTGAACGCCCCTTCCTTGAACGCTCCACTGGGAGGTTCCACTCTCACGTGCGTCGTCGAGCTCGAGCGCACCGCGGACATCGCGAGGATCGTAGGGTCAGGCGTTTGTTCGATCCTCTCAAGCATCGACAGCACCGGTCCGTGTCGGTATTTGTACACGGGCAAGTACGCCACCTGATCGACTCGACCGTCGTTCGAACACGTCGCACACCCCCTACCCTCGCAATTTTCACACCTCGCGCGTTTCAGACTCCACGGCATGCGAAACCCACTGCCCCTGCTCCCGCGCGAGATGTCTCCGTACACGGACGAGTCCACGACCTCGCTCCAGTCAACGCTCGGTTTCGCCGTGAACAGGGCGATGAGTATGTGTTGTCGAAGCGCGATCGCCGATCGTTGGTCGACGACGAATTGGTCAAAGTTGATGTGAATGCCAGTCTTGATCCTCCCCCCGGCGAGTTCTTTGGGTGGCGCCAGGGACACGAGGGCGTCCTTCCCTCCGTGTGCCTTCACTTTGTTGCAAATCACCTTGACTATGGACTCGACCTCGGGAAGGTCCAGGGACTCCTTCGATTTATAGTCCAGGTCAACGAAAAAGTTGTACAGGCTGGACTTTTGTTCGACCACGTACAGTTTCTCACCCGACGTCACAGCGTCGCAGTACACCTGATAGAACTCTTTCAATCTGTCGTCGGGTATGCTGAGTTTCCCCCCGTTCATCAGCACGTGCGAAAGATTGGAAGCGTTGTTCAGTTTATTTTCATGACACCACCGTTTAAACATGGCGGGTGCCCTTACTCCTCGTAACGCGTGAACCCTCTAAGTCGGTCGAAGAGGGACGGCTGTTCCTGCTGCTCTTCCCCTTCCTCCTCGACGACCTCCTTGATCTCCTTCTTCAGGACCAGGAGTTCGTACACGGTGTTCTCCTTGACCTCTTCCACGTATTTGTCCGCGTCCGCCTCGGAGTGACCCTTCTCGAGCATGATCTCCTTGATTTGATTAAGAATGAATTTCTTACTCTTCATTATTTTACATAGTTAAACGTTTTTCTATATTGCGAACTTACCGCGGAATAAAATTCTGGATTTTTCAAGATGTGATCGACCTGCATCTTCCACTGTTTCCTCTTGTTGAAATCTTCGAGGGTGTCCCATGACATGAAATCGTTCTCATCGTACACGCGTTTGATAGGTAGCTTGTTATGTTTCCTGAGTTGCATCTTCGCCTTTTCTTCTGAGAATTTCTTCACCATCGCCTGACGTTGGGCGCCGTTCACGTCGACAAAAAAGACGTACACTGAATACACGAGATCAGTTCCATCATCCTTATCTTTGACCGTGAACACAAACTCCGTGTAAGACCCGCTCCGCAAATTCATGCATCCACGAGTCTCTTCCTCCAATTCCCTAAGGGCACACCGAAGCGGTGAGGTGATCTCTCGCTTGCGGCACCCACCCGTGACAAATATCCATTCGTGCCACCGGCGATCACGAACCGTAAGAAATCGTGGTTTCTTATCGTCCGTTTCAAACGTTACTGGTATTGCAATAGCTTTGTGTTTTTTCATATTGTGATTTTCATCTACCATGAGTGAACTTATTTTTCTTCAACAATTTCCTCCGGTTCGGACGCGGTCGTCTCCGTCACCACTGCTTCCTTCGGTGGTTGTTGGGTCGACGGTGGCGCGACGGGCATCCCGTACGGTCTCGGCTGAGGAGGAGGTGCGGCGAACATGTGCATCATCTTCGTCTGGACCATTTTCAATCCGTCGACGTCCTCCCTCGCCTGCCTCATCTCCTTGAAGAGGTAGACGCACGCAGCGACGCACACGATTGCGGCGATCATGGTCAACAGTTGTCTGTCCATCTGAATCATGGTGTATATATCGTCTTACCCACATCCTTTTAAGCTGAGTGAATCGCACCCATTTTGGAATTACCTTTCGGACAATCGTACACGGGTTCACCGAAGTTTCTCGCCTGGAAATGCGGGTGCTTGCATGCGACCTCGGACGGCGTCGGACCATCGGCGTTCACCTGCCCCGAGGTCAGTGGGGAGATGTATTTCTCGAGCGTTCGACTCCTCGGGTCGTACGTGATGACGAAGATGATGGCGAGTATTATGGCAACCGTGTAGAGTCTCATGTTACGTTACAATACTAGGAGAATTTTAGTTCGCGAAGGCCAAGGAGCCCATACCGTTCTTTACGATGAAGAGATTGAATCCAACCGCGTACAAGTTTTGTTGGTTCGTCTGGGTCTCGGAGATCAATCGAGCGCTGTCGAGTCGAGAAAAGTTGACCGACCCGGTGGAGATATGACCCTTGGAGGTGTCAAGACACAACGGAACGATGATCATGTTGTCCTGCAGAGACGCACGCTGAGAGAACGGGCAGTGGAAATATGCAGCCGCGTTGGTAAAGTGCGGTTGTGCCAATCGGAAATCGCCGACATCGATGCCGTTCATCTGGAGTTTCAAGCGGTTGGCGATGTGCGCGAGGGCGACGGTGCCACCCGTGTTCGCCGCCGAGACGATCGCCTTGACTGGGTGATTGAAATTGAGATCCGTGACCTTGGCGCTGGTCGGGACGGATTTTTGCACCGTCGTGACCAAGTATTGAAGCGGTTGGCTCGCGAAATAATCACGCTCCGGTTGGTCAAGGTAGATGTAGTTGGCCCACACCTCCCACTTGTCGCCGACCTCGGCACCCCAATGGATGCGGATTTCGACATCCATGTATTGGAGCGCAACCAGCGGAAGGGCTTGCTGATGCGAGTTAAACCAGAACTTGAGCGGGTAGAAAAGCGCGTTCGACGCACCACCGAAAATGTCACCGGACACCGATTGCGCGAGGTTCGGCGCCATGACCGTCGGAGCGATTCTTTGGGTGAAAATGGCATCCTGTTCGTCCACAACTTGTCCACCAATCACAAGTTGGACTTTGTCGATGACCGTCGACCAGTCAGCGATCGCCGTGTTCGCCTGGGTACCGTTCGTGAGCGGCGTGAGGTAAACATAGGAAAGGAGATCACCCTTTCTCTCAAATCGAACCGTGGACATGGAATTCGCCTTCACCTGACCCTGGATCGTTTGACGCTCGACCGTTTGGGCGAAGTTGGTGTGCGTTTTGTGGACGCTCCTGAAATAACTTACAGACGCATCTCCGGTAATGGCCTTGTCTTGGGCACCGATCGCCAACAATTGGGTAATACCGGCACTCATGGTTTATAGTATTAGTAACATGCGAGATTATTTTTAACCCATCAAGGTGCAACTCAAAAGTGCCGCGTAGTAGACGGCATTGTGTCTCGTGGTGAGCGTCCCCTGTGTGTCGGATATGTATCGAATATCGTACGGGAGTTCCGTCTCCTCTGGGTCGTCTTCGTAGATGCGCTGACCATGCTCGTCCAACACATCGACCATCTCCTGCTTCGTCTCGACCGTGGTGTTGGTGATGAGCGGATCCTTCGACACCCATTGTTCCATGCGTTGCCACACACGACGACTTTTCAAGACGTACTGCGCCTTCTCGTCTGCTTCAAGCGCTTCCCACTCGTCCACCGTCTTCTCGGTCTCCACGGGTTTCGATTGGTACTTGACGTAGCCCTCGCGCTCTTCCTCAGTCATCAAATCATACGCCTCCTGGGTCGCGGTCTGCTTCTCCGTACGCGCGTACGTGGACTCGTCCTTATGCCTGTATGCCTCCCTCGCCTCGGGTGTGAGCGTCTCATACGTCTGTTTACTGATCTCGTACTCGAGTACCTTGATCCATACAGGGGGACCCGTCCAGTCGACATCGCTATCCCTTTTCTGTTCCTTCGCCGGTTGGTATTCGTAGTCTGTCTTGAGGTAATAATCTTCCAAGAATGAGCGTTTCTTGCCTTCGGGCATGCTGTCGTGATCCTTCTTATCCGTCTTGTACCATCGTCGCTTGATGTAATACGTCACGTCGCGGAGTTCGCGACGAACTTTCTTCTTTGGACGAGGCACGGGTACGGTGAAATCACACCCCTGGGTCAACTTGGCGACCGTGCTCGAGCGCACGAGATCGTCGCTCTGTGTCCATGCGTACCCGTGAATGTTGGACGTGCATAGGAGATCACCGGTCTCGACGCTCGCACCCTCGCGCATGAGTACCCACACCTTGGCGTCACCGCCGCGGGAGATGAGCGTCTCGGAATCTTCCGTGTGCGTGTTCGTGTGTGCGATGACTCCGTACCACGCTTTGCATGCGACTCTGCTGGAGAGTTCGACGAGAGGTTTGCCACTCTTCGGACTGAACACGTCGTCTCGAGCGCACACAACCAACCCGTGATGGTCGGCGACATTCGAGAACGGTACGTCGGTCACTCGGGTATTCACCGCGTCCTTCTCGGCGACGATATCCTTGATGGAATTGATCATGATCGGGATCAATCCTATATAATTCATACCCGCCTGTTGTGACCCCCAATTGTCGTAGGGTGGATCGATCTGGATGTTTTCATCACGCACCGGTTTCTCGGGCGACGGGTCGGCGTCGTAGTGCATTTTCACGAGAGGGCGCAGTTCGGGTGCGTCGTAGTACACATCCTGGGCGATCAATCCGAATTCCTCGTGGTATTTCGTCTTGGTCGACAATTCCAAATTGTCCCGTTTCCAGTAGTGTTGCGGGTCGAGTTTGAGCAACGTCTCCGTACTCAAACGGAGCGGTTTCTCGAAATCTTTGATGCGATCGTCGGATGCGGAACTACTGTTGCTGGTAAACGTGCCGGTGGCGTACCAATAGCCATTACGTGCATTGTAAACCGTTCTCACGGCATTTGCGTAATCCGAAAATGCCAAGCCCCACCACGTCTTAATGAAGTGGTTGTAAGCGGAGTAAGTCGCGTTGTCAGCGTTGCCTTCTTGCCATTTGTTTTCACCATAGGTTGATCGAACTTGATACATATATCCATAAACTGAACCGTTGCCATTTCCGATTTGTACGGTATGGCTCGCGGTTACCCCCCCGGCGAGTCCAACAAGTCCATCACGTGATTCAAACGCTGTATAGAGGAACCCACCGTCGAGTTCTCTCGACGCCGTGTGTGTGAAGAGCCTAAGTTGACTCTTGTAATCGACAGACCAGTTGTTGAAACTTTCTATGGCACTGCAGTAATCAGCATATGAGGTGGACCACGGGTATCCTATACGGATGTACGACCACGTGTTATATGCAGCGCGCGTCCCGGACACCGTGCATGCATACCCTTCATCCTCAACATGGAGTTTAGACAGGGGTTCAGCGTATGAGTAATTACGCATGGTAACTTTGCCGTTGCGCTCGATCGCCATACCACAGTCCGCAAAGTTTCCACCCCATATAGCGCTATTGTGTGCCTTGAAATAGAGACGCTGTGAATAATTGCCAGCCGTCCCCGCGGTGTTCGTGGTGAGATTCTCAATCATCATACCCGACGTGATATACGGCTCCGCGCTTTGATTCGTGTCCATGTACACTTTGCCATAGCATTGTACATTAGCGTTTTGCGTATGGGCGTCGCAAAAATACCCGGAACCTCGCGTATAGAGGTCTTTTTGTACATGTAACCCACCGAGATTGTAATCCAGGTATACACCGTAACCCCAATTGAACGGCGTGGTGGTACCAATTCCCACCGACCCATTGCCGTCGAAATGTGCGCACGTTTTCAAACTGAGCGGACTTGACTGGTCGCTCGCACCGGTTTCGATGCTAACTCCTCTGTGGTTGTTGTATCCGTTGAATCTCATTCCCCCCATGGTCACGGAATCGATGATCTGAGTGATCCGCGACGACCACCCTTGCCAACCGTTTTGACTACTATCTTCTAGTACCTTGGCGGTGACTACGTCCGAGTAATTCGATGATGAATTCGATGTCACATGTCTCGCCAGTTGAGATACGTTGGTCGTTGCAGTGATATACGTCGGATGATAGAAATTCGCCGTAGCCCCATAGACGGTATTCCATCGGTACGCGGATGCACCGAGACTCATATTTAGACCGGTGTCGGCGGTACCGTTCCACCCGGGAGCAATCAAGCTCCCGGTAATGTGTATACCACCATTGTATTCTATACCACCAGACACGTACCTTCGATATAAGTCTCCGTAACCAGTCATGAGCACGTTCGAGCCCAGACTATGCGAATACACGTACAATTCTCCCGTGGTGCCATTCAGTTTCTGTTTGGTGATAAGTGCATTCCTCGAGAACGTGTTAACGACGGCGTTGGCGTGACTCCCCAACTGAATTTGCGCCGTGTTTGACGCGACGGACGTCGGTCCGCATATTAAATTGAAATAGGTAAATGATCCGTCAGTATCGCTCGTGTCGTTCGAGCGAATCATCAGTTGTCCAGCGGTTGATATGTTGTAATCCGTATTATCGTCCTGTCCCGTGGGATTACCCAATCGAACGTTCCCATCGACGTGTAACGCTTCGCTGGGATAAGTCACGTTGACCCCGAGTTTGTTTGTAACGGAGACGAGGGATTGTTTTGAATTCGGTGTATAGTATTTGGCGATGTACGTCCCGCTCGTCGTCGGCGCGGTCGTCGTCCAATTCGGTTGTAGGTACAAAGTCGTCAGATTGGCATAATCCAACTCAATCTTGACGCGAGAGTACGGCGACACCTTCAAGTACACGTCGACGGTATTATTCGAGGTGTTGTTGTAAATCGCCAAGTAATTATGATAAGTGAAATTCAACTCACCGGTGACGTTGACCGGTCCGTAGTAGAACTGATTGTCCGGCGATGTCGGCACCCCCCACACACTGAACTCGTACGTGCGTTGTGTCTCGTTCACGCGGTTCATGGTGATGACCCCTCGAATGTAGGACCACACACCAGCATTCACCGCGGTGAGGGTCGCCAATTTCCACCACCGGTCGTTGCCATTGTCGTTGAATTCATTCAGGCGCACGGTCGTCAAGATGTCATTGTTGCCGTACCCACCCTGCGACAACTGCGTAAACACGTTCGAGACGTACGCATTACCCGAATACAACTCACGCGCCCCGATTCCGCCCGCGACAGTCAGCGCCCCCGTGGACGTGCTGGTAGACGTGGTCGTGGACGAGAGGGCCATGTTCGTCGCGTCGAGGCTCTGCGTCTTCGCCGATCCGTACACCTCGAATCTGTGTGTCGTGGGTGCGTAGGTACCGACACCCACGTTCCCGTTCGTGTACGACAGGTGTCCCAATTTACTCTGGGACCAGTACGACCCGTTCATGAATTTGATCTCTCGCACTTTCCGACTCGTCCCGGAGTTCGTGGCGAAGCGGAGGTACTGTCCGGTGGTCGGGTTTTCGTACACCGCCGCGCGTTCGCTGTCGTCCAGTAAGAATTTTTGGGCACCGTCGAGTGAGATCGTCCAGACGTTTCGATCGTACACGACGGAGATGCGATGCCACGTGGACGTCGTCAAACCGACGGACGTGGCCTGAGCGAGTTGGGTGTTGTCGTATTTCAGGGTGATGGTGTTGTATTGCCAGTCGAAGATGAGTTCGTACCCGTCGTTCGCGTAAGACGTCGTACTCTCCGTGTACGTCTGCATGAAGACGTTCCCGGTCGCGGTGTCCCCGGAGTACAACTCGAACTCGCCGACGAAAAAGTTGGGGAGTTTTATCCCCTTGTACATGAAATTGTTCCCGCTCGCGTATCTAAGGTCGATTTCCGCTGGCGACGTCGATCGACTGACGCCAGAACCGATCGTGAAAGGTGGTGTGGCAATGTCCGTCCCCATATCATCGTACACGAGGACGGAGTTCGCACGCAAAGCATTTGACACGGTGTCTACTCCCTGTAAACCGACCACGTCGAGTGTGCCGACCCGAAGAATGGCATTCGATATGTCGAGATATCCGACGTTGTCGCTGCTGAGAGACATACTATTATTGGTTACTAAAATTTTCTACCTAGATATCTTCTGTGTAGTCCGTGAGCCCCTCCTTGAGTTTTTCATACAATGCCTCGTATACGTTTCCCGTGACCGGGGTAGCGCTCTCGATGCACACCCTCACCCCACCGACGATTGACTTGTTCGCGTCTCGCGCCGCCTTGGAGACCCAGATGTTGAACGAACATTCGACGTTATACGTTCTCGCCGGCGCTTCTTGACCCAACGGCGTCGGTAACTCAGGAGGTCGAATAATTTCAATTCTCGATTCACCCAAACTGATGTAATGTGACGGCACATCAACCCCGGCGGGTGTTGTGAAAGATTTGTTGACTGTGATACCCATAATACAATAGACTAGTTAAAAAAATACGGGGAAATATCTGCAAAGTCATGAAGATTTTGTTCCTGGCAACACACCCTGGACAGGGGACTGGGTACGGTCGGGTGGCGAACAAAATCAGTAATCACTTAGCGAATCAGCCTGGTGTCGAGGTCGTCTTCTACGGATTTCAGAATTACGAAGGTCAGCAGATAGAGGACAGATTCATAGATCCGAGAATCAAAATATACGACGCGCACAAGATCGACCCGGACTCTCCCAAAGGGTTCGGTGACAAGGGCATCGCGCCATGTGTCGAGGAGGAGAAACCGGACCTCCTGTTCGTGTACAGCGACTTAATGGTGGTTACGGCGGTACTTGAAATAATACCCGACGTCCCGGCGTACGTCTATCTCGATGTCGTGTACGAGTGGGAACGACCGACTAAGATGCGTATCCTTCGAGAGAACGAGAACGTGAAAAAATTGTTTGTGTTCCTCGAGTGTTGGCGAGAGCACTTGATCAACGATTACGGATTCGACAAGGACTTGGTCAGGGTGATGAAGCATGGCATCGACTCCGAGCGTTTCCGAGACATCGACCAAGAGACGGCGAAGAATTTTTTGCAATTCAAACCCGACGATTTCGTCGTGTTGAACATGAACAGGAATTCCTATCGAAAGCAACAAGACGTGACGGTTCGTGCGTTCCTGAAATTTCTGGCGATGAACGATTTCGACAAACGAATCAAGCTGTACCTGGGATGCATGAGCGTCTCCGATGACGACGGGTACGACATTCCCGAACTCCTCCTCACCGAGTGTCTTCGTCAAAAGATTGATGCCCACCGGGCGTTACAGCATGTGTTCACGACGAATCGACCGTTGATGATGACGGATGAGCACGTGAACGTGATATACAACGCCGCAGACGTGGGATTGAATACGTGCTGCGGCGAAGGATTTGGGCTCACGACCATGGAACACGGGTATTTCAACCGTTGCCAAATCGTGAGCGGGGTTCCCGCGCTGAAAGAAACGCTCGGTGATTTCGCGACTGTCATAAAACCGGTCGGCACCAAACACATGTGCAATTTTGACAAACACAACGGGGTCTTGTACGTATTCGAACCGATGGATTTCGCGATTGCGTTACACGACTGTTTCCATGAAAAGATTTCTAAACCCGACGGGCTCCGCGAACACATCATCCGCGAATACGATTGGGACACCATACTCTCAGAACAGCTTACACTTGACGAGAGCGGCGACGACGCCGCCGTCTAAGGTTCGAATCGCATATTCGGGTTCGGTCTCGTCCGTATCCTCGTAGACGATATTTCCATGCGCGTCGCGTTCCTCGAAGTTGTACTGCTTCGTAACCTCCTCGTACCCGTCGGTTGGGCTGGACACCACGCATCGCTTGATTAGGTAACGTTCAGTCACTTGCTCAGACTTACACAACGCCTTCGCGGCATCCGTCATCTCGTCGTACTCCTCCTGCGTTTTGAAAAGCGAATCTTCGTCCCTGTACCTCGTCCACGTTTTGATTTCGCGGTTTTCGTCGGGATAGGTTTTGTAATTGTCTTCAGTACATGGTTCTTTCCACGTTTTTTCGTATTTGATGACGTCGACGATCTTTCGACGCACGCGCTTCACTGGCACCTGTGCCGGGGCGAAATCGCACGAGCGAATCACCTTAGCGAACGTCGCGTTCGTAACCTGGGTGTCACCCTGCTTTTGCGCGTACCCGGCGACGCTCGACGTGGTCACCAAATCTCCCGCCGCGAGATTACCACTCGAATTCAAAATCCACACGTGGGCGGTACCGCTCGTGACGACGTCACCGTCATCACCGGACACGACTCCAATGCATGTCGGATCGCCCACGGTCGACGACAGGTGATTGCCGGTGTCGTCAGAACTGACGATCAGCCCGTCGTGACTCGTCGCGGATAACGCAACCTTTTCCCTGTTCGCTGCAATCTCCTTGATGGATTGAATGACGTAGGGTATGAGTTGCACGTAATCGAGGTGTGCCGGCTCGTCGCCCCAGCTTGCATAGTCCGGATCAATCGCCGGGTCATCACTCGACGTGACGTGTTCGAGTAAATCTGTCGCCGTATTGGGGACATGAACAATGTGTCTGAGTTCGGGAACGTCGTAAAAGATCTCTTGGGCGATGAGACCTGACTCTGTTTCGCGGCGTCCATCGTGGTCTGACTCCGGTACCAAACGCTGTTGTTTGTCGTAGATCTGTGGACGAAGCTTCATGAGAGTGTCCGTGGCGTTCGAGATGAACTTTTCGTTAAACTTGAGACGATCGTCGGAGGAAGGTAACGTGGTCGCTAGCGTCATTTCCTTTGTTGAGGTATTGTAGTGCACAACATAGCTACCTGATGCACCCCTAAAGTCGGAGACGTAGAACCGCGTCGTCCCAGCGGTATCGATGGTATTCCCGTTCGCGTTTAACACGATACAACCACCATGTCCGTGATTATAACCGGCGAGGCGACCGAGGAATAATCCGTGTCCGTTCGTACCCGGTCGGGTGGTCACACCCCGACACGCGCCATCCCCGACACAGACCGTGAAATCGCCAAGAGAGTTAAATCCTGCATAATGCCCTATGTTCACCGAATAAGACCCAACGGTGGTGTGTCCTGCCCTGTTACCTATGCTGACGGAGTGGTCTTTGGGTGCATTGTGCCCTGCGTGAGTTCCTACTTGTACGGTACCTTCACCGGCTTGGTAATATGCTGCATTATACCCAATAGAAGTTGATGTATCTTTGGAACCGCTAAATCCTGCCTGTGCCCCGATATTTGTGGCATAGTTACCAGCATTTGGGTACACGTTCGATGTGTGGCAGTACCCGGCGTTCGTCCCTATATTCACGGACCAGTAACCAGCACTACGCATCCCCCCATTCACGCCAATATTGACAGAGTACCGTTGTGGAAGAGAATACCCCGCGTGTGATCCTATATTGGTGGTTTCATTGCTGTAGGATGACCAGTAGTTGTAATGTCCGGCGTTGACACCGACAGAGACGGCGTTGTAACCATGGTAACTAGTTCCGCAACTGGCGCCGATGGCAACGCTATACTGCCCCTGGTACTGATTCCCAGCAGCACGACCTATTCCAATAGCCTCTTGCGCTTGATCGTTATACCCACATGATGTCCCAATCGCAATGGACGCCCAACCCTGATTGTTAGTAGCAGCGCTGCCACCAATGGCGATGGCGTAACATCTGGCACCTATTTTACCCGCGGAAAAGCCGAGGGCAACACACTCTTGCTCTTGGTTACAAAATCCAGCCATGTACCCGATGCCGATGTTCAATGCCTTGGTACCCGCTTGGGGAGTCGCTAGACCCTCTTGTGCGCGGTAGCCTATGGCGATGTTGTATTCCCCTTGCCTATAGTAACCCGCGTTCGTGCCTATGGCGATGGCTTCTCCGACGCCGTTGGTGGAGGCGGAAGCGTCCTGCGACCCCTGGTTCGATCGACCCGCGCTGGTACCGATGGCGATGTTGCGATTTTTTGAATAATAATGTCCAGCCGTATTCCCGATGTGGATACAATCATCGCCCTGATTGTATCGCGCCGAATCAACTCCCATGGCGATAGAATGAGATCCCTGAGCGCTAACCCCGCAATTGGTACCGATGGCGAGGGCGTACTGACCTTGTGCACTCTCACCGCACTGATGACCCATGGCGATGGAATAAATCTTTTGATCGCTTCGACCACATCGATATCCGATGGCGACCCCGCCAGTCTCCTGCCCGAACTCTGCAGTCTGGTACCCAAGGGAGACGGCGTAGCCGTTTTGACCCAGTCGCGCACTATCCGGTCCAATCGCGATACTAAAAATCCCCTGGCTCGAGTGTCCAGCATTATACCCCATGGCGACGGCGTAACTTTTCTGGTGTGACTTTCCCGCAAGTGCACCGACCGCGATGGCACCGGTTACTTGGGAGGTTTCTCCCGCTTCTTGACCGATGGCGACAGCGGATCCTTCCTGGCTCGTGTGTCCAGCTCTATATCCGATGGCGGTTGAGTAAAGTGTTTGTGCGGTGTACCCGGCCAAGTAGCCCACGGCGATCGTTCGGTCACCCTGATTACTAGCCCCGGCTTCAATGCCCACGGCGACTGCAAGGTTACCTTGTGTATTGAATCCACAACCGTTCCCGACACTGACCGCGTTATCCCCCTGGCTTGTACGACCGGCATTTACCCCGATGGCGACGGAATGTACCCCCTGTGTTGAATATCCAGCCGCGTCCCCAACGCAGACTGATTTAGATCCCTGTTGGCACCGACCTGCTTCGAGACCGATGGCGACGGATCGAGCACCTTGTTGACTGTGTGCGGCGTAATCACCGATGGCGATCGAGCGATCTTGCTGTCCCGACACACCGGCGTTGGACCCGATGGCGATGGCGACGGTATTCTGTGTAAATTTTCCGGCTTCGAGACCGATGGCGACGCTGTAATTTTGCTGGTTAGATCTCCCTGCCCCGTCGCCGACGGCGATACACGACACACCCTGTAAGAGATTACCGGCGTTACTACCGATCGCGACCGACAGATTGCCCTGGGTGTTGTACCCAGAATCAAGCCCAATGGCGACCGCATTTAAACCTTGTCCACTCATACCCGCTTGGTGTCCCACGGCGACGGAATAAGCATTTTGTCCTTTCATACCGGCGTCGTCCCCGATCGCCACGCAGTAGTCTCCTTGGTCTTCGTATCCCGCTGCATTACCGACCGCGGCACTGTACAGCCCCTGTCCGTAAGCACCTGCACTCGGACCGACGGCGGTGGCGCTGGCGTGTTGCCCTACATACCCAGATCCGGTTCCGATGGCGACGGCGTAATTGTTTTGTGTATACGCACCCGCACCCTGACCGACAGAGACTGCCCAAGAGCCTTGGTTGGACAGACCCGCCTGAAAACCGACCGCGGTGGCGTACGTTCCCTGGGAGAATTGACCAGTGGTGGCACCCACGGCGACGGAGACGAGACCCTGACTGTTTTGTCCAGCGCCGTTCCCGATGGCGACACCTGATGAGCCCTGCTGTGATCTAGCAGCGTTAATGCCAATGGCGGTGCCGTAGTCACCCTGAACTGAAAAGCCTGCACCCGCACCGATCGCGGTACATCCGCGTCCCTGTGTAGATCGCCCTGAATCATGTCCTATGGCGACGGAGCTGTAATTTTGTTGTGACTCACCAGCTTGTAAGCCGATGGCGATGCTGTAAAGGTTTTGTCCCTTGGTTCCCGCGGCGTACCCGATGGCGATACCGTGGTTGTTTTGACCGCTTTGACCCGCTATTTCACCGATGGCGATACAATAAAGTCCTTGGGTGTCAGACCCCGCCCCGTATCCCACGCGCATCGGTTGTGATGTCGGGTTCGTGATCAGCATAGCACCCGGAAATTGCAAGTAGCCACCGTTCGTCATCCGCATCATCTCCGTGTTTTTGACGCCGAACGCGATGTGTTGATAATTCGTGTCGGTCGCCGCACCGAACACGTTGATGTAACTCGTGTTGGAGGCGCCCGATTTTATGATTGCACCGGTAAATAAACTATCCAGATCGCTATCGTTGGCGTGCACTTGTAACTGCGCCGCGGTCTTGATGTACAGATCTTGGTTTTCGTCCGTGCCCGCGGTGCCGCCAAGACGAACGTGTCCGTCCACATGCAAACCACTGACACCGACGTCCGCGCTAGATGGGGCGATGCCGATGCCCGCCATCTTATCCGTGACGAAGGCGGTGGACGTGTTCGTGTATTGCACGGTCAGGGACGTCGAGTTTCCGACACCGGTCACCTGTTGCAGTGAATATGCCGGGGTGATTTCGACCGTCCCCAAAGTCATTTTGTGTACGGAGACGTTGCCTTCGACGGTCAATACGTTGCTCCCGACATCTTCGACGTAGAGATTCGCACCCACGGACAAATCGTGTCCCGGGGAGGCGTTGGCGACGCCGACGGCACCCGCCGTGATGAAACTCGTCACGGAGTCGTTGAATTCTACCGTGTTCGAGGTCACGTTCCCATTGATGATGATTTCTTCAAAGTTCGCGGCGATCCCTGCTAACTGCGACCCATCGCCGATGAACGATCCCGCGGTCACATTTCCTGTGACGACGACATTCGAATCCACCGTGAGACCGGTCACGGCGTTCGACAAATTCACCGTTCGATCGGTCGTCGCGCCGTACGTGGTGACGGATTGCAGATCACTCACGATGTTGGACAACAGTCCACCGTCGGCTCGAATTAATTTACATTCAACATCCCCGAAGACGTTCATGGTCACATTATTGGCGGAATCAATCTCCATCACTGTGTCACCCCCACCCTTGAGCGTGTGTCCGATGCGCAACTCATTGGTCGTCTCGTCGTAATATACGGCGACGTTCGGGGTGTTTGCCTGACGAGACAATAACAAACCGACGTTCGACAGACCCGCATTGTTCGCCCCGAGCGCCGTGATGGCGTCTTCGACGGTCAAACGCTTGACCTGGAGATTTCCTGGAATCTCCACATCACCGGCGAATGACTGAATATTCGTCGTCATGTTCTAATACTAGTAGGAGAAATATTTGACCGCGCTTCCCGCCTCGGTTATCTGAGTTACCCCCGCGGAAGGGTGACTCGATAGGAGTTCGACGTGTATGTCGTAGTCATAATTGGTCGATCCCGTTTGTTCGGGTTCCCATATGACCTGGGTTGGTGTGGTCGTCACCTCGTGTTTCCATGGGTAACTCGTCGAGACACCAAATTTGTTAACCTTACCGGTGACGATGTTGTGTGTCGAGGTTCCATTCTTCGACCCACCGCAACACTCGATCTGCATCGTGCTCACCTCATCGTCGTCGTGGACGAGGTGTGCGGTGATTCTTGCACTGAATACGTTTGTGCTGAAGGTGACACCAACGTTCGAATATGTCATGGACCCCGTGTAGGCGTACTGTTTGCTGGCGACGGAATTTTTGTTCACCACCAACCCTTCATTGATGAAGACGTTCGACGTGAACGTCGGGTCTAGTAATGGGGTGTACGTTGATCCTAGGATGCCTGAATTGACCCACGCAGCCCCGTTCCACAGCAAGATGTCATTAGACGATTTACCCCCGATTGTAATCTCGGTGAGTTGTTCGAGTTTCACACCGACGTCCGCACTCGAATTGGTCACAAACGCCGTTTGTGCGTTCATGAACTGAAGCGTGTTCGATGTCACTATGTTGCCGTTAGTACTGATTTGTTCGAGATTGCTCGCAATATTGGACAACAACCCACCGTCTCCGCGATAGAGCGTCGCGTTGATTTCACCACCGACGTCTAATTCATATTGTGGACTTGTTTCATTAATTCCCAGTTTCCCCGCTGACGTGAGACGCATTTTCTCAGAGTTAGCCACGCTGAAAGCCACGCGCGAGCCGGATTTTGCGTTGATAAATGTCGCGCCAGCCGCAGATTGTTTGATGGCATAGTCCGTTCCCGTATTATTGTCGAGATGTGCAAAGGCTGCGTGATCACTACTCGAGCCAGTCGCGTGACCTACCGCTGCTCGTCCAAAAAAGCTCGGCGTGTCCGTATCATGTGCCACCGCCAGTCTTCCAGTGAGGTCAGATTCTCCATCTACCTCTAGACCCGTTCCGTTGATCAACTTAAGATCGGTGTGCGTGAGGCGTGCGCAAGGATTGAAAGAGCCATTGTTTTTGACGGCGTATTCGATCAACCCGTCCTCCGCACCCGCCGTTTCGTCTGAAATCTTCCCGGTCATTTTGGCGTAGTTGACTTTACCACCCGTCGAGTTCTCGCCAGCGAACTTGATCTGACCGAGATAGTCCCCACTCGTGGGCGTCGCACTGTTCTTCCAGAGCGTGAATTCAGGACCCGCCGAACTGCTACCGTCAGTGGACACCATGTCGAAATCCCCGTTCAACGTCGCACCAGTCATGGTCAGTGCACCCACGTTGGCGGTGCCCAAGACATCGAGTTCGGTGGATGTCAGAGCACCGACGTTGGCTGTTCCATGCACGTCCAGACTGTTCGACGTCATCGAACCGTACACGTGCACCGCGAGTGCGTTGGCGGAATCTGGCACTAGATCCGTGGACGACGGATCAGAGAGTGTGTGTCCAATGAAGAATTCGGATTCATCACCCCTGTACCCGACCGCCACATTGGTACTCGGTCGGGTCATGATTAGTCCAAGGTCGAGCGTATCGGAAGAATTGTTATTCCCCAACTCGATGATGGCATCATTGACGATGGTGTTGACCGTTTCTAATTTCGTAAACTGACCTTCTACCGCGAGATTTCCGGACACGGACAGGTCACCGTCCAGAGTCAGCGTCGACGACGAGAACTCCAGCGCCGCGTCGTCGGTGAGTTCTTTGTTCGCACCGACGAAGACGACTCGAGTCGCCGTGAGGTCACTCATGACGAGATTGTTGCTCACGGTGATGTTACTCGAAAAGGTTGGGTCCAAGATATTCGCCTTCAAGTTCACGTTCGAGGTGATGTTGGTGTTCAGAATGGAGACATTGGACTGGAGATCCGTCCGGAGGGCTGAAACATTTGATCCGATGTTCGTGTTCAGAATGCCCACATTGGATTGGAGATCCGTCCGGAGGGCTGACACATTTGATCCAATGTTGGTGTTCAGAATGGAGACATTGGACTGTAAATCGGTTCTAAGGGTTGAAACATTTGATCCGATGTTGGTGTTCAGAATGCCCACATTGGACTGTAAATCGCTTCTAAGGGCTGACACATTTGATCCGATGTTGGTGTTCAGAATGGAGACATTGGACTGGAGATCCGTCCGGAGGGCTGAAACATTTGATCCGATGTTCGTGTTCAGAA